TGAAAATGAGAATCGGCGGAACTTTTGAAGGCACCGGGGCCGCGGTCTATCTTTGCATCGGCTTCGTCCCGGATTGGGTGAAAATCTGGAACCTGGAAAGCACCGGGGAGGAAATGCTTGAATGGAACCGGCTGATGGCCCGTGCCGGCGATCGGCTGGAGGGCGTTACCAAACTGGGAGCCGACCTGGCTACGGCGCTGCTGACCTTTGGCGGTGGGGTTTCCCCGTACTACGGTGGGGAGACTCTGTCCTCAAGCAACCAGACCAGCACCACCTACGGTGAGGGTGTGTTCCTGCACCGGGACACCAAGGATTATCGGTTTCTGGCCGCGAATAGCCCGCACGGGGTGGGTGATGCGGTATTGGCCGACATCACCGATTGGACCCTGGACACAGCCGCAACGCCCACCGGGAGTTTCAATGCGGATGTGACCGGGACCTATATCCAGGAAGGCAGCGAGATCTGCATCGATGGTAAGTGGTACACCATCACCGCACTCACCGCCGGCCAGGGTGTGACAGCCGACGAGGTCACCTTGAACAAGCCCGCTCCCACTGGGAAGGTGCAGTTCATCGGCGGGTATCTGGACTATGTCCCGATGGCAATCGGTTCGGTAACCAAGGAAGGGTTCCTCATGTCTTTGGCCACCGCGGTCAACGTCAACGACGAGCTGCAGGCTTTCGAGGCTGGCACCTACGACAGATAACAGTTGCGGGCCTCCTTACGGTATAAGACCCGCATCCTAAAGGAGTAATAGCATGAGTGACGAGATCACCAAGGCAATCCTGGCGGAAACGTATCCTACAAAAAAGGCGGCCCTGGCTGCGATGGAGCAGGTTGGCCTGGGCCGCGACGGGCATGATCCTTACGGTCTGCCCGGCAACAAGGGGTGGAAAATCGGTAAAATCTCCAAACCAGATCGAAGCGAAGGATATGTCGAAACCTACAAGCAGGTTGTCTTTTCCGGCCGGCAGTCTGTAACCGAACCCGTTGATGTGGGGTTGGCTGTAAACGGCGAACTGCTTCTAATATTGCGGGAGAAGCCGATCATCGTGCCGTCCAGGTATTTGGAGGCGGCCGAACACGCGACTTATCCCAAGTTCACTCAAGAGCCAGGCAAGCCCCGAAAGACCATCGGCAACGTAATGCGCTTCCCGTTTACTGTAATTCGGGACGCAACGAAAGAAGAATACGATCAGGCCTTGAAGGAAGGGACCATTCGCCAGGCTCAGAACATCAGAAAGTACGGTTTTGACGTATCCCCGGATCAAGTCGATCTCGAGGGATAGCCCATGGCCACAGACATTTCGGACTGGCGCACTGAGCTACTGGCTCGATGCCCGGGTGCCGTTACCACAGACGCGGACGCGGCGGTCTTGCGGGTGCTGCGCGATTTCTGCGAACAGACCAGGATCTGGAAGAAACAGGCAGTCCCCATCCAGATCCTGGCCTATGTGTCCGAGTACAGCCTGACGTATACGGATGCAGACGTAGTTAACGCGGAAGAAGTGTACATTGGCAAGACCAAGCTGAAGCCATATTCCGAGTACGAAGCTCACCACAACCATCACGACAACTGGCGGGTCAGTGCTTACGATGTTCAGACCTCGGAGTACTTTAATTACGACCGGGTGACCGGCAAGCTCGTATTGATCTATGCGCCAAACGAAGCGAGTGATGCGTATAAGTCTTGCACCGACCTGACCTTTTCGGCCACCGGCAAAACGATTCTCTCTGCCTCGATCGATTTTGGGGACGAGGGCTTTGCCGCCGGGGACGTTCTGGTTGTGGTTGGGTCAACCAGCAACGACAGAATCTACACCATCTCTTCCGTTTCCACGACCACCAACACCAACGACACGATCACAGTCCTCGAAGGCCTGACTGACGAGGGGACCGCGGACGCCAGCGCCGTGCTGGCCGTCGACGGGTTGCATGCCTGGGTCAGCCTGGCGCCAGATCGCGCTGCAACGACCTGCGAAGAATTTCTCTGGGACATCTATAAGGAAACCATCGAGGACGGGGCCACCGCGGACCTGCTCATGCAGCCGGCCAAAAGCTGGCGCAATTTCGAGCTGGGCGCCCTGTACGCCGATTCGTACAGACGGGACAGGACAAAGGCTTTTCGCAAGGCCAGGCACGGGTTCGCTCGAGCGGTTGGGGGAGGGATGAGAGCATGAGAATGGATGCGGTAGTCCCTGCAGGCCTCGGGAGAATCAAGCCTTCGTCTGGTGGGGGGCTGGAGCAGGAAAGCCCTACTCCGTTCGCCATAATGTTCCGGGGCGGGTGCAACACGGTCGCAGAGCCGTCCTGCCTGCCCATGGGCGCCTGTAGCTGGATCCAGAATTTTAGGAACCGGGAACCTTACGGGATTATTCAGCGTGGGGGTCAGGCGGTTTTGCATTCCACTCCCGCGAACGGAGCGGCCACCACCGATCGGATCCTTTCCGTTTACCAGCATCGTAAAGGCGGAAAGTACGACGAGAAGCACCTGTACGCTCAATTGAGCGACGGGGATGTCCACCAGGCCACCGCGGAGCCGCCCGCGGTCACGGCCGGTGTGTTCGGTACGGAAGTGTTTGCCGGCGGCACCAGCGGGTTAAAGCCGGCCTCCTGGGCCGATATCCAGGACTTGATGGTTCACAGCAATTTCTCGGACCAGCACCAGATCTATGCCGGCGACGGCCTGTACGTTTCCAGATTTCTCAAGTACGATTCTAACGCTGCGCCTGGCCGGCTGCCGGAAAACGGCTGGGACTATTCCAGGGATGTCAGCGACGGCAAATCCACAACCGTTGCGATTCTCGACAGCCTGAACACTTACGCTAGCGATGAATGCCTTTTCATCGGGACTCCGGTGCCGGCGAACGAGCTGACCTGGACGATCGGCGCTGTGAACGGGACTGTCTCGGTAGTCACCTTGTATTACCGAAAGAATGATGGAACCTGGGCGGATGCCAGCGCGACCGACAATACAGCTTCCGGCGGGGCCACTTTAGCGACAACCGGCGGGGCCATGACCTGGAGCCACCCGTCCGACGAGATACCGTGCTTTCTGTTCGGAGAGACTTTATTCTGGTATCAACTGCGATTCTCTGTGCAGCTCGATGCGGAGGTCGAGGTTTCAGGCGTTCAGTATTCTTGCGACTTTCAAGACCTGCCCAATATCTGGTGCGGGATCGCGCAGCATGCCTCCGAGGTAATTGTCTACGACAGCGCGAATTCGGTTTGGAAAACGTATCACGGCACGGGGGTGGACCTTTCCGATGCGGCGGCCACCGCGGATTCTTTTTACGTTTATTCTCCCTACAAGCTGGAGGGGATTTATGCCGATGTCAGCAATACACCGAATTTAACGACGACCACAATTTTGCTTCCTTATTACTGGGACGGTGATAGCTGGGCCGCGGCCGGCAACCCTGATGACGGTACAAGTGGGTTGACGCAGTCTGGCTGGATTCTTTTCGATCGAGAAGCGGCCGAACCGCGATCATTGAATTCGAGTGACGGTGTCGGCCGAAAGACTGACGCTCTGTGTCTTTTCGGTTACTGGTACAAGGTGACGATCGGAGATACTGACGATGACGACGACATCTCCGCTGATTGCTACGTTTCCGTTAAAACGATGCCGTACTTTGATATGGACGATTTTGGCGCCATCGGCGGGACCTGCTGCGCCTGGAAAGACCGGTTGGCGCTTACGTTCGACGACCATTACGTTTACGTTTCCGCAAAAGGGCAGCCCACCGTGTTCAACGGTCCAGATTTTGGAATTGTTCCGGTGGGCGACGGTCGAAAGAATGAGGTGCTTTGCCAGCGCAGGTTTGGGAACGAGCTAATGGTGGGCCAGGAGGAGCTTGGTACGGACGGTGGCTGCACGACTTTGATCCAGGGAACCTACCCCTTGGATTACGGCTGCCTGCGCATATCGACGAAGATAGGCTGCCTGAACAGTCAGTCGATCGTGATCGTGGAAGGAACCGAGATCTCGACCAGGACCGAAGAGAAGATCAAGCGCATGGCCTACATCTTATCCCATTACGGGGTTATGGCCTGCGACGGCAAAAGCATGGACCCGATCTCGGACAAAATTCAAAATTACTTTAACCCGCGGAAAACCGAATGCATCCGGCGCGGTTACGAGGACCGGATGTGGATAGCTTTCGATTCAGCCGAAAAGATCTTGCGGTTGGGCCTGGTCACCGGCACACCCAGAGTATCCGGGGCCGACACTGCCGGCACGGCCAGCAAATTGACTTACGCGACAGGAGGGCTGAGTGCCGCGAAGGTCGGGGACACGGTCAAAAACACCACTGACTCCACCGAGGCCTCTGTCACCGCGGTGGATTCCGACACGGTACTTTCCTTGGACAGCGATATCATGGATACGGGTGAGAGCTTTCAGCTTGTCCCCGGGGTTCCGAACGTGTTCCCGGTGTATTGCCTGATCACAAAGGAATGGATATTCGACGAGCTGGGTCATCCGTTATCTTGTTTCGCAGAGGTCGAAGCTGGAAGCGACGAGATTCCGGTGCTGCAGGTCGGAGGGGGAGTCGACGACGGAACTGTTTACCTGCTCAACACCGGCACCAACGATGTGTCGACGGCAATCGATGCCTACCTGGATATCGAGATTCAAAAGTTCGGGGTGAAGCTGGAAACCCGGGAGGTCATCCCCAGGATGAAACCGCAGGCTGCGGGTGACTTAACAATAAAATGCTACGAGAATAGCGTTGAAAACACCGACCAGCAAAAGACTCTGTCCATGACGGTCGTGACTACCGGTGACGATGTGCGCCGGCACAGGGAAGATTTAAACCTGCAGGCCGAGCGGCTCACCCTACGGCTGCAGAACAACACGGCCAGCCAGGAGTTATACCTGCTCGACATGGCACTAACGATGTACCAGCATCAGGTCTGGTAATGACGAAGAAATTCGACAAGCGTCCGTTCGTTCGGGAGAAATCATATTTTAAGACTCCGTTCTTTGTGGACGGCTACGAAGATATGATGCGCACTCCCACCTTCAGAGAGGTTCAGGAGGCTACGTCGAAGGTCATCCCAGAGTCCGAGTTCGTTGGGCTGTACTGGCCGCCGGGCGAAATGGGCGATCCGTACGACGGCTTTGAGTACTGGCCGCCGCATTTTTTCGAAACCAGCCCACCGGACTACGCACCGGGCGAGGTGGATTCTCCGAACCTTCCAACCTACCCTCCCGGGGTGCCGTCTGACGACCCGGAAGATTTGGCAAAATGGCATCTGGTATTTCAATGCCCCGGTAAAGAGTGTTGGTGCGCAGGGGAAACGGTGTGTTTTAACCCGGGCTGCACCTACCCAATAGCTGATTTGGTATACACCTATTCCTGGTACGCGAATCATCACGAGGTTTTCATTGCGCTTAACAATGCGCCCGCCGTCGATATGAACGGCAGAGAACCGAAGCCTTGGGACATTTGTATAAAAGCCTTAGTAACAGCGTCTGAAGACTCAATGATTCAGATGGATATCGGGATGCATGCCGATATCGACAGCGCTGGTAGAGTAGGGACCAGGGCCACTCGTTCGGTAGTTGGCTGGCATCGGTCCATTGCATATCATAAATGTCCAGATTACGAATGCTGTTGTGGAAAGAGCGATTACACCGCGCCGACTTGGGCTACCAAGCCGAACGTAATTAACCAAAGTGGAACCGCGACGATAGAAGTCCAGGATGGATGTTCACCGTACACGTTCACGATTTCGGGTGCTGATCTGGAAGGTGTCACGTTTCAGGAAAACAATGGTTCGACCCTTACTACCGACAGCGCAGAAGTTGTTTTACAAGCTGCCGCAGATGCTTGCGGGGGCGGGGACATAACCGTTGAGGATAATTGTGGAGAGACTCTCACCGGAACGATTAGAACAGATTCCGTTGTCTTTGATGATGAACTTGAGGATTGCACCTGTGGCGCACAGGGGATCCATGCGAGTAGTTACTATGCAGGCAAGTACAAGATGACAATAGGTGCAAATTGTATAGATACAGGCGATCCCGCCTGTTGCCATGAGTGTGACCACTTGGACGACGATTATGATATAACTGGAGTCGCAACGTATTGTTATCACTGCGCGAATGAGGCTGTTCCAAAGCGGGATGACATGAATGCAAGAGTATGGGTCTATGGACCGAGTTGCCCATGAATAAAAAGTCTTATAAGAAGTTTGATGAGAAAGTTGCCGAGGTCTACGGGTGGGACGTTGTGCAGAATACCTGTTTCTTACTTGAGAAAATGGAGCAGCTTGGGTTCTCGCCTTCTGCAGCCAACGAATACAAGCGGATGCGAATAGAAAAGGTTTCGAAGCAAACCAACGTATTGCCGCTTCCCAAAAAAGTAAAGCCGGTCCCGGCTCCGAGAATGAAATTAGGTCAAAATAAGGCTGGCGAAGTTTTCCAGGAATGCAAGAAATGCAGACACTCTGAATATATATGTGAACTGAAAAAATGTCCTAATTGCAATAGCGAGGTGCAAGATGGTAAATCCTAGACAAGTAACTCTGCGGCCTAGACCAGACCCTTACGTTCCCCGCAGCATGACTCAGCGGGTGGACCCGAGCGGACAACGACAGATAGCCCCCGCCATGCTGCCGGCGCCAGGAGGGGTAAGCGGCAATCGCTTTACGGACGACAGCTATGTGACCGGTGCCGCGGGTGGCGCTGCCGGCGGCCAGCCTGATCGTTGGGACGCTCTTATGAAGGAGATCGATCGGAGCAATGAATACCAGCGAAATAATCCGATCACTCCTATCCGAGAGTATGCCGGGTCTGGCCAGCCTGCGACAATCTCTGGGACTCGACAGGCCACACAGATGTTCGCTCCCCGGCAGCGGACCCGAACTCCAGGCCATCGAGGCAGCTCCGGTATCGGCGCCGGTCGTCGGCCTGTAGCTGCCGGTGCTACTGGCGGCGGGGCTGCCGCGGGAGCGCTGCGCAGGCGAATCGTGCGGCAGAGAACACCGGACATGCCGGATATGCCCGATATGATCAATCCCGAGCTGATCAATCCCGAGCTACCTGGCATTGATAAAAGGCGCCAAAGATATTTGACCGAGCAGCACATGGGAGGGGCAAGGCAGCTTGGGGACCTCTCCCTACAGCAGGGGGCCATGATCGGCCGGCAAACGGACAACACCGCTGTCCAGGCGTTGCAACGTGCCAAACTGGCCGAAGGTCTTGGTAGAGGTGTTGCCGCTGTGCGAGAAGGCGCCACCAGGGCTGGCCATGCGGGAGAGCGTGAAGAGCGGACCTACAAGGCCGATGCCGCCAGGGCCGAGGCCGACATCGCAAACAAGAACGCCATCTCCGCTGCTGCCATCCAGAACCAGAATTTAATGAACCAATACGAACGCGCACTCGCTGGCCGGCAGGCGGACATGACGGAAGAGGACCAGCGCATCGCAGATCTTCTGGCGGGGTTCGGCGGTGCCGGGAACGAATTCAATCTCGGTAAAGAGCTGCTGCTGCAAATGCGTAATCGGCCGAGTCCGCGGGAGCCGAACAGGTTCTTGGGATACGGGGCAATATAAGGAGAATAGCCATGGGACCCTTGCAAAGACGAGGCGATGTCGACATCGATAAGCTGCGGGAGTATGTTGGCAATACGAAAAGATTCGATATGACACCGCGGTTTTCCAACATGCCGGAAGACGCGACCGATCCGAGTGTTTTCCATATTCAGGAACCTGCGGCCCCGGAGTTCCAGATGCCGGCCCTGACCGGGGACACGGCTTACGACATTCCGGCCGTGCTGAAAGCCAAGGCGCCGTCGCTTTTCCATTCGATGTTCGGCAACGCCACCGACCTGACTCCCCAGCAGGAGCAACTCTGGCGCAAAGCGCTTACAGACGAACGCACACGGCTCTCCAAGGAATTGAACGCTCGTGCCACCCTGCAACGGGCATCGGCTGCGGAAGCTGCCAAGCACCAAAGAGCCATGGAACTTGCTCGGCAAAAGGGCATCAATGCGGTCGCGACTGCAAAAGCCAAAAGTCGGACTAATCTTTCCGAACACAAGTACGCCGACGAGCAGGCTGTAAGGACTTTTATCAGCGAGGCCCAGGCCGCAGGGTTCGACAACATCACCAAACAACAATGGAACAACAAGGCGGTCACAGGGGAGATTTCCGTAAAAGATGAAGAAAAGCTGAAAAAAATCGCAGCCGCTTACGGGCTTGAACTCATTGGAGGGCCGCGAGGCAAAGACTACGTTATTACCGGTGTAAAGCAGGCCTCGGCCCCTCTCCAGCGCAGCCCTCAAGCCGGGAAGCAGCCGGCAGCAAAACAAGGGAAGCCGAGCTTTGTCAATCCGGTTGAACCGGCGCCCGCGATTGCACCCGAGGCTGATCCATGGTCGCCAGGAGAAACCGAGCCGGTATCTTCCGAAGTGCCGCCGGATATATTAAAGGAGTTCCCGGACGCACAAATGCGAAATATAAATGGGCAGATGTTTCCCACCACACTCGTGGGAGGCAAGCCGAAAATTATTGATCCAATTCCCCCTCCATCGACTCGATCAAAAACCGCTGGAGGAGATAGCGCCCAAGTCGATCCTTGGTCGCCGGGAGTGTTAAGGCCAACGGCTTCTTTGCGCCGACCTGAATTGGCGCGAGGAGGCAGAGGCATAGGTATGGACTTCGGTGGTATACACGAGCAGGATCCTACGATTGCTGCATTGATAGAAGAACTCATACCTAAAAACACTAACCGGCGAGGACGAGAGCTTTCTCGTCGGGATATTGCCAGAGGGTAGAATGCCACAAAATGCGTACAGATTGCTGGATGTGCCTGAAGAGTCCGAGGTTGCCCCCGAAGAGCCTGCTGAGAGCAGCTCGTACCGTCTGGTAGATGTCGACCCAACGGACGTTGAGGGCTTCGAGCGGCCCGAATCCCCAGGCTTTTGGAAGTCGGCCTACAGCGGATTTGCAAATACTCTGCCGGCGATGGCCCAAGGTTTTCTTGGCCTGGGTGGCAGCGCTCTCGGCATTGATTCCCTGCGCGATTGGGGGTTCGAGGGCTACAAGCGGAACATGGAAGAGGGCCAAGAGTACGCTCCCTCGGTCGAATTAAAGCATATCGACACCGCGGGAGAGGCTTTCGACTTCGCTCGTGAGCAGGCGGGTGCGCTACTGCCCACCATGGTCGAGGCCGCTGCCGGCGCCTTGATTGGGTCCCTGATCGCTCCCGGGCCTGGAACGGCCGCCGGCGGGCTGGCTGGCCGAACGATCCTCCGCAAAGGCATCGAGAAGATCGTTCAAAAGGGTATGAAGACCAAGCTCGGCAAGGAGATGGGCGAGGCGGCCCTGCGCAAACAGGTCGAAAAGGCTGCCTTGAAGAAGCTGGGCAGCCAGGCGGGAATGTTCGGGACTGTCACCCAGATGGAAGCCGGCGGCAACTACGGTGAGCTGATGTCCGAACACGGGGTGGACGCTCCCTGGTCCTCTCTGGGATTCGGGGCCGCGGCGGCCAGCCTGGAGTTTCTGGGCGGGAACATCGGCCTGATCGACAAGTGGATGCCGGGTGTCGGCAAGATCATGGGCGAGGCCCTCAAGAACGGTAAGGGTGGGGTCATTCGCCAGGTCGCCACCGAGATCATCAAGAACGTGCCGGCCGAAATGGTGCAAGAGGGTGGCCAGGAACTGCTGTCCATTCTCAACACGGTAGCCAATACCGACGAAAAGCTGCTCACCAACGAACACGGCTGGCAGATCGCATCCGCGGCTGTGGCCGGCGGCATCGGGGGTGTGTCGGGTGTTGGTCCCCATGTCATACCCAATCTGATGCGCAAGGAGCGGGTCAAGCGCTCCGTATTGGATGAGAAGACATCAACTGATCCTCTGGTAAGGGCCAGAGCGAAAGAAGCCAGCGCTGCGGCGAAGGACGAGCTTGTGCGCGGTCTGGTGGCCGAGGCCACAGGCGTTCCCCTGGAAGAGGTTCCCATAGAGGAGGCGAGACATGCCGGGGAAGGGGTATCCGAAGAGCAAGGCGGCCAGGATTACGAACAGCCGGGCGAAGGTGGGGGACCTGCTGGTGTCGCCGCACAACGTGCGCAAGAAGAGGAAGTACGAGAAGATGGGAGCGCTGCGCAGGCGGATCGCCTAAAGGCTCGTAACCAGGGGTACAAGTGGGGCAGGAAGAAAGCCCTGCGCGGGGATACGAAGAAATCGCAGCAGGCCCTGGAAGCCGAGATCGAGGCCGCCCTGGAGGAAAACCCGGACGATCCGTTCTTCCTGGGCGCCCAGGCCGCATCCGAAACTTTGGCCATGGGTGGCGTCGAGGCCCTGCAGAAACAGTCGAAGGCCCCGGAGGATCCACGGTTCATGTTTGCCGGTCCAAGAGCCAAGACCGCTGAACGGTCCCCGCTCACCCAGGCCCGTAAGATGGATTCCAAGAAGCAGGATATGGAGTCCATCCGCAAGAAGACCGGCTGGTTTAAAGCACAGGACGGGAAGTGGCGATTTGAGATTGACGATTCTCATATGAGGGTGGACGAGCAGAACTTGCGGGCGCTCGATGAAATGGCCGAAGAAGATAGGGGGGATGGAATTCTTTTATCTGATTTAATCGACCATCCGAAGCTATTCAAGGCCTATCCAGAGCTGGAAGATGTTTTCGTTTCATATGAAACCGCAGGGAGTGCCAGGGGGCAATTTGATCCAGAAACCAACACCATTGGTCTTGATCCCATTTCTCGTGGGGACGTTGGTCGAGCAAGAGATGTTCTTGCCCATGAGGCGCAACATATCGTCCAGGGGATTGAAGACTTCGCAAAAGGGACAAGTAAGGCAGAAGAACGTGAAAGGCTGCGGGGATCTCTTGGAAGGCCGGAAACACCGCTTCATGCGGTGCTACGGGACAATACGGCCGCGAAACGATACATGAATTCAATGGGCGAAATCGAAGCCCGCGACACAGCCGCCCGCGCCGGCCTGACACCCGAACAGCGCAAGGCACAACCACCGTATGAATCGCAGGGCATCGCCAAAGAGGATGTGATCGTCCGGTTTTCAAAGAAGCCGAAGTTCCTCCAGCAGCCGGGGGTGAAAACCCTCAACGATCTGTACAAGCAGGCCAAGAAAGCCTGGCCGGAATTAAAAAAGCTCACCCAGGATCTGGCGAAACAGTTTGGCGGGGAAGTGCATTTTCGTCCTGGTAAGGATCCTTTAAAAGGTCGGACCCGGGCGCAGCAGAAAGCCGAGAATGAAAAGGGTGGCGATTATAGTCGCTTAACGGATGTTGTCGGATCCACGATTCTTTTCGATACAGAGGCCGAGGTCATAAAATTCTTTGACGGGATTGTGAAAGATCCCCGGGTAGTGCGGGCTGAGAATAGATACGCGAAACCGCAGAAAAGCGGCTACCGGGATATCATTATCAATCTGACGATGTCCAACGGTCATATTGTCGAGCTGCAGGCCAATACCAAGACCATGGCCTGGGCCAAGGAAGAGGGCATCTCAAATGATCTCTACAATGTGACGCGGGACATAAAGGGCAAGCTGAATTCAGATAAGGTTGCCGAAGAGCTTAGACCTGATGCAGAAAAGATGGTGGAGCGGTTGCTGGCGCTGCAGAGGGTGTATCATCAGAAAGCGCTCGATACACCCTATTCGGAGGTTAATGCTATCGCCTCTTCGCGGGAGATCTCGACAGAGCTTAACTCAATATCGGCCGCGATCATGGGGTCCGAGATTTCGACTCTCTTGGAGTCATCGACCCGGAAAAAACTATCCCGTCTTGCTCCCCTGACTTTGACGAAGACCACATCCTCTTTGGCGAAAAAAGTTTCGGTTTCCATGGGTGCCTCCGTTGATAAGGGTCCTGTTGATTCAAAGGTAAGCCCATCCGAAAAATTTGTCAAGAAGAAAATTTCCGACCGGCCGTACTCTGAAAAAACGATCAGGTCCGCATTCCCGGGAGCGCAGGTCGAAGGGACGGACACCGGGTGGACCGTTACCCTGCCCAACGGGGTGGTGGCCACCGTCAACGAAGGCTTCATTACAGGCGTAAAGGGTGCCTGGGTGGACGAGTCCAGGACCATGTGGCTGACGAATACGGCCGACGCCGAAACCGTCTTTCACGAGGCTTTTCATGCCGCCTGGAGGATGGCCCTGACCGAGGACGAAAAACAGGCTCTGATCAAAAAACACGGGAGCGAGGGTGCGGCTGCCGACGCTTACGGAAAATGGAAGGTTCGTCGAACGGCCAACCCGATCTTTGAGAAAATCTACGCATTCTTCGACGCTGTCCGTAAGGCGATGTTCAAAAATGCGGACCATGAAGCTTTCCTGCGGGTGCATAGCGGGGAGGCGTTCAAGCGCCATGCCGCCCAGGTCGGGGATGTCGGGATCATAAATTTCCAGCTCGACAAGGAGAAATGGCAATACCCGGGCGATGCGGAGGTGTTCGGGTCCGTCAATAACCGGCTGCACAAAGAGCTGGAACTGTTCGAGCTGTTCTTCGGTAATTCCAATCTGGTCAAAATGCTGCCCGGCAAACAGGACGAATTCGGGGTGCGGCAGCCCACCAGGGCGATCCTGGCTCGTGATCTTGGTCAGGAGATGTTCCGGGTGCGGGACAGTGGGCTGCTGGCCAGAATGATGAATCCGAAGGTGTCGCCGGCAAGCCTGGCCAAAGAGCGCATGGCCAAGGGTGAGATTATCCTGGGGCCTGACGATGTAAAGGTTTTGAAAAAAAACAAGGGTGACCGGGAGGCTGCCGCTCAAGAGAAATTCATAAACGAGATCCGGTTCCTCCGGGAGGGAAAGCTGTACCTCGAGGTCGACGGGACCAACCAGCCGATCTTGAGTACCAACGGGAAGGCCGGGATGTCCGCGGATTTTATGATCGCGCTGTGCCAGCCCACCACACCGTGCAAGGAATGCTACGCGGCCAAGGCTATGATCAGGCTCGTCCATGTGCGCAAGGCCATCCGCAACACCGCTCACGTTATCATCGACCCTATCGGCTGGGCGAAGCTGGTAGCTGCCGAGGCGAGGCGGGTCAGTAAGGTTAAGCTGCCGTTCATCCGACTTTTGGGATCCGGGGATCTGGTAACCACCGAGCAAGTCGAGGCGTTCAACGAGCTGGCGAGGCGGGCCGATCGGCCAATTCAGATTTTCTCCAGGCACCATGACAACCTGGGCAAACTGTCCGGGACCCAAAAGGCGCCGTTTGTGAAGATGGGTTCCATCGATTCCCAGCTTTACGAGCATTACGGATTCGATTACCTGGCCGAGAACATGGAGAAGCGAGGGATCGCGAACGCCTGGCTGCTTACCGACATGTCCGAAATGGCCGAGATCCAGAAACTTCATGCCGCTCACCAACTTGCCCTGGTCCTGGCCGCGGACTGGAAGTTGCACGAGAAGCTGCCAAAGACCATCCAGGACGGGAGCTGCCCGTGTGACGCGGACAAACGATCCTACATGGCCTCCTGCCGACAATGCGCTCTGGGACAGAACGGCTGCTTCATGGCATTCTCAAACAAAGGTTTCGATACCAACGGTAAAGTTTGGAACCTGATGGATCCCAAGGCGCCAAAAGATACTTTCCCGTTCACTATATTCCTGGAGGGGGTAAAGGAAAAGGCCGGCGCCTCTCCTGTCACGCAGTCGTTAAGTGACGCTGCGGTAGAGGTTATTGGCAAATCCATCACGCTGATCAATCAGAAAATCATAAAGTTCAAAGCCAAGAAGAAGGCTGGCAAAAGAGCCAAGGCAGCTCTATCCCGGCTGGAGAAAAAGAAGGAACTCAAACCGCAGGATCTAAAGCGTATCATTAAGTTAAAGGCGCAGATCAAGAGTGCTGAAAATGCTAAGATCACACTAAAGGACGTTCGATTCCCCGAAGACGAGATCCGAGTCAGCACTTTAGAGGCTGCCGAAACGTACAAGGCCAATCTCAAAAAGGCCCAGGCCGAGGCGCGGAAAGGCACGTTCATCCTGCCCGAGGGAAATTATCCTTCAGGGGATGTCGAGTACAGGGGGAAGAAGCGAGTAAAGGGGGCTGTGCGGTTTTCCAAGCAGTCCAAGTTTAAGCCGATTGACACCAAGAGCAAGGCCTTCCGTAAATGGTTCGGCAAGAGCAAGGTCGTAGACGAGGACGGGGAGCCGCTGGTTGTTTATCATGGGACGGCTGCTGGGGAAGATTTCCAAGAATTTGACATGAACAAATTGGAGTTTGGCGCACATTTTACTCCGCTATCGAATGTTGCAAGCGGTATAGCTGGGAGAACACCTTCTTCGCATTGGGATAACAGCGGTCCAAAGATTTTCCCTGCATATCTTTCCATCAAAAATCCAGTCAGGTTGGTTGATGAGGGAAATTGGACAGCCAACCGTATACTAAACCAACTACAATCTAATGGCATTATATCTGAATCAGAGAGAGGAGAAATTGACAAGAAAATTTATAGTGTCCCGCGTGATACGTTCCAGCATATTTTGGGGGATGGGACAATCGGAGCAAAGCGGGGTGCTGTTACTTCTGAGTCTATCGTGAGGGACTTTCTGATAGAGAAAGGATACGATGGCGTTATTTATTTGAATAGAAGGGAGGTCGTAGGCGTAAGCGAAAAAGCCATGCCAGCCAGCAGGCTGTTTGATGTAATGAATTTTGACGGGAAGAGCGATGCCGAGTTTATTAAAAAATTCCCGATGGCACATGATTCATTCATAGCTATCTCTCCCACCCAAATAAAATCCGCAATCTCCAACACCGGAGAGTTCTCCGATACCAACCCTGATATCCGCTACTCTCGCAAACCGACCGACCTGGCCAAAAAGCGGGCGCCGACCAGCGGCCACAAAACGAAAGTCGGTTCGGTAAAGAAAGCGATCGCGCCTATCCTGGACCTGTTCGAAGGATCCCCCCAGGTTGTCATAGTGGATAAACAAACTGACCTGCCGGAAGACATCCAGGCGGCGATGCAAGAGGACGATATCGTCGACGGGATCTACTGGAACGGCATGGTCATCCTGGTCGCGGAGAACCTGCAGACCGTCGACCAGGCCATGACGGTATTCATGCACGAGGCCTTCGGGCATTACGGCCTGCGCGGGTTCCTGGGGGATGCGCTGAATCCTGTCCTGGACGAGGTCTATCGGCTGCGGCGGGACGATATAAACGCCTTTGCCGAATACATGGGCTACCCGACTGGGCAGGAAAAGGGGCTTACAAAAGAAGAAATACGGGAGGAGCGCCGGCTGGCCACAGAGGAATGGGTGGCAAACGAGGCGCAGCAGGTCAAAACGACTCCCGCCCTGCGGAAAGTCATTCAGGCAATTCGCCGGATCCTTCGAAGTGCCGGTGTGAAATTGCGGATGGCCGATGCCGATATTCAGATGCTGATCGCAGATTCCAGGCATTTCGCCCTGGCCGGCGGGAAGGCTGGCGCGGAGGGGACGCGGTTTCATGTAGATGCTTGGCACGGCAGCGCCTCTCCCCACGATAAATTTGATATGGAACACATGAAAACCGGGGAGGGGGTTCATGCGTTTGGGTGGGGGCTGTATTTTACATCTATTGAAGAAATTGCGCGTGACTATGCTGAACGCTTGGGTGGCACGAAGTTTACATTCAATGGTGTACCATTTGAAATTGATGATGCGGGGCGAAATTTTATAAACAAGTCAACAGGTAATATAGTCTCAAATGATGTTTATGATATACTGCATTCGATATTTGCCAATGATTTCAAAAAAACGAACGCGATAGATGATCTTAAATCTCGTTGGCGTGGTCGTAGTGGGGAGGTTGTGAAAAAGGGTGTGGAAGCAATAGAAAGTTCCAACATCAAGCCCAACCGCAACCTCTATCGCGTCACCCTCCACAAGGGCAAGAAACCGGGGGAATATGAGTGGCTGGATTGGAATGAAGATGTTGGAGAAGAAAGAGCGGACAGGATAATAAGACAGGCCGCAAAAGAAGGGAAAAGCGAGTTCGTACCCGAAGACATAACTGATAGAGGATTCTGGGAAGATATGCCGGGGAAAGATTTATATGATGAACTAACATCCTATTTTAGAACATTAGAGGGAGAAACTATAGGAGGAGGACAAAAGGCCGCCTCCCTCTTCCTCCTCCGCGCAGGCATAGACGGTATCCGCTATCCCGCAGGCTCTCTATCCGGTATGAAGGACACCGGAGCCAAGAACTATGTGGTGTTTGATGCCGAGGCGATTACGATTGATGAGCATGTGCGGTTCTCCAAGGGGCCGCGGTCCAGCGACAGGGCCGACAACGTTATCCCTCTGGTAACAAGGCCGATGCGGAAATTCTCTGAGAAACTGCGCGGAGAAATGTCTGACCTCGGCCGAAAAATTCAAGAAAAGGTGGATGCCTATAGTGGCTGGAAATTTGAAGTTGGGGACCGCGTGATCGGTAGCGTACCCGGGAAGGCGTACATCATCACCGGGAAGACGTTCTCCAGGGGTGGCCCACAGTATTTCTATAAGACGGTTTCCGGCGATGAGTCTGGAATGTTTAGCATCAGTCGGGGCGCACACAAAACCTTGAAGAAAATGACGGGGCCGCGGTTTTCCAAGCGACCAAAAAAATTCAAACAAAAAGACGCACAAAAGGCCTGGGACCTTGTAAAGAAAGCCGCTAATTACAGGCCTGAAGAGGGGGAGAACCCCATAAAGCACCGGTTGCTTTATCATAGCGGCACCTCTGAAATAGATGAAGTGCGGAATGGAATAGAGCCGAGATTTGGGTCTTGGTTAGAAGACGTTTTGGCAGGAGCAACGGACGAATACATAGACGGAGATAAAGCGTTCACTCCGGTTTCTTTTTATGACAATATGCCTAATTGGTTGCGAATGCAAGTTGGGAGGAAAATAGATAAAAATTATGATTCGGTAACAAGAGAAGATATCCGCAAACATGGGTATCTTGCCGTTGTCTACAATGTGGATGAAGATTGGGGAGAAGCTGTACATGATTTTTATCGTGTCCCCGAGGATGGCTTCGACGATGGCCCGCACACGATACTTGAGGATTCTTACGGTAGTGAAGTCGAGCTATACGAAACAAATCTTTACGAAGAGGACTACGAGAGGTCGAAAACTCCTTTTGGACTTGAATCTGGAGATTTTGTAACAGCAGACGCAATCGAGCCGGATGTTCTTTTAACTGGGGATGCATTGATGGAATTCATGGATGCCATGAAACGCAAGAATCCCGACATCCGCTTCTCCAAACGTCCCTGGTACTCGCACATGCGCAAGACCATAGACGCCAAGCTCCCGGGGTCCGGGTCTGGTAAACAGGTTGCGCAAACGCTCAAGGCCTGGGCCGGGAAGGGGTTTATCAAACCGGAGGAGGTTGAGTGGTCGGGGATTGTGGATTGGCTGGAGAGAACAGATTTCAAAAAACTGAACGACGAACAAGTCACTCAAGAAAATATTCGAAATCAAAAGGAATTTGATCCACTGGGAATTCTTCAGGGTAAATACAAGAAAGAATCTCCTCGTGGCAATAAAGTTACCAAACAGCAGGTTTTGGATTGGGTAGACCAGAATAATTTGCAGGTCGGGGAGGTGATGAAGGGGAGCCGGGAGGAAACAAATTGGCACATTGCCTATGCAGACGGGCCGACACTTGGGATGCCATATGATTCGGAAGCAGAGGCCCTTGATGCGATGTACACAGAATTCCCGGGGAGAGAAGACCTTGAGGTAAGAATAGGTGTGGGTGAAAACGCAACGGGGATTAGACACGACACCAAATATTCCGACCACCAACTCCCCGGCGGCAAGAACTACCGAGAGATGCTTATTACGATGCCGGTGCCAACCCGTAAGGAGCGCTATGAGGCAAAGAATTTTAATGGGATATGGGCGGTCTGGAACGCAACGGATGGTGTTGTTCATACCAAACAACCTAACGAAGAGTCTGCTCAGAAAAAAGCTGATGAACTAAATTCTGCTTTTTGGAATAAAGGCCGTCAAGATTTGAGCAAGGCCTACACCGGCGGCCACTGGGACGAACCAAACGTACTGGTGCATGTCCGCTTCGACGATCGCACCGGGCCGAACGGGGAGAAGATTCTTTTCATCGAGGAGGTCCAGAGCGATTGGCAGTCAGACATTAGGAAACAGGGGGTTCGGAGGGAAGAAAGTGGATGGGCAGTTTTCGATGAAAACGGAAATGATTTGTCTTATGCAATGCCACGTTCTCCGTTTAAAACAAAAGCAGAAGCAGAGCGGGCTTTAATAAGTGAGCAAAGGATCGGTTATCCTGCCGCGAAAAAATATACTATTGGTAGAAGCAAGGGTGATAAACGATTTAAAGCTGGGGTTGTCGACGCACCCTGGAAAAAAACCTATTACCTCAAGGCAATACAGCGGATGGTGCGCTACGCTGCAGAACATGGGTATGATCAATTGGCATGGACGCCGGGATCGGTGCAGTTTGAGCGGTGGGGTTCGGAGTTGATTAAATGGAAAAAAACGGAAAAGGTAGGAACCAAAAAAATATATCAGATTTTGTTTGGCAACGGTGACGTTTATAACACTATAGGAGAGAATAAAGAAGAAGCTGAAAAAATTGCGGAAAGGCTGCGGAAAGAAGAAACTTGGGGCAAACTTCGGGAAGGGTTTCATGTTGAAGCAAAGGAAGAATTATCCGAAGGGAAAGGCGAAGAGGCCGGCTGGCTTGTCCAAGTTAAAGAACAAGTGGGTGGGACAGCTGGGGGAATGGATATTGAGGCCGAGGCAGATGCCCGGGGGCTAACCGCAAAAGATTCTCGATTGGTAAAAACGAAGGCTGACCTGCGCAAGGCTATTGAAGTAATCGCGAACCGCGAACGGAACAATTACGCATCAGAACAGTTTGAGGCCATGATAGATGCGCGAACAGACAAAACCTGGGAGCGAATGCAAAAAGAAGATGCCGGCACATCAATGCCTAGGAAGGAAAGTTTCGAGTCCATTTACGATAAGAAGATCCGCAACGATGTAAATAAATTCTTCAATAAGCCCGCCTGGGGCAAGGCGCGGGTGGGGACGACGAAGATTGAAGGCGGCGAATCGGTGGAATTTTGGGATGGCACCGTTGTTAGCGGTGAAGAGAATCTTTTGGATTTCAGGGAAAGCGCTGCAGCTCATGGAGACAATGAAGCGGTTGAGATGATTGATAGAGCCTTGGAGGGGAAAGCTGGCACTGAGGTCCACTCCCTCCCCATCACCGACAAAATGCGAGAAAAGGCCATTGACGAGGGCATGCCGCTGTTCAGTAAGCGGCCCCTTGCCAAGGCACTCAAGACACACCTTGGGGCCAAGGATCGACGGCTGAGACTTAAAACGGCGGCATTATGGCAGGCCCGGCGACCCGGGGGAACGAACTGGGCGATCGCTCTCGGGTATATCGCATCGAAGAACCCGGGAATTTACCGTGATCTCGTTGCCCTGCACGAGGAGGTTAACGACCTGCTGCTTGGTATGGATACCAGCACGGCATACGATTACGTCTGGGCGCCTTCGAACATCAGGGAGGCGATCGAGTACGCTGACATTTACGCCGGCCGCGGGGACCCGAAAAACCTCGAGGCGAATAAACGGGCCAGGCAGCATGAAGCGAAAGGGTTCGAATTCGAGCGGGTAGTCGATTCCCTGGACGCTTCCCAGGCTGTGGATACTCCACGGTTTTCCAAACAACGACCGCAGGACCGGTGGGCAAGCGATCTGGTCGAGACAGCCCTGCTCTTAAAAGAGCGAAAGAGGGACTGGCGCAAACAGCCAAAGGACAGTCGAATTTTTTGGGACCGGATCCTTTCGTTGCCGACGCACTATTTCAAGAAAACGGATAAAGACGGAAACATAAAGATTCCCGCTTTGGGCCGGCTGCTGGACGCTGGGCTGAAATGGGCTGACGATAAGGTTCTCGTCCTGGACCGGCTGGTCAAAACTCCAACCGGGCAATCGCTGCTGACACCGCTGGCGGATTTAAAGAAAAAGAACAAGCGGGCATACGAGAAATTAAAAGACTATTTGCTCCAGCGGGACCGTGATGCGCAGGGGTATACTGTCAAGCTGGAAGAACGTCCTGGTAAGGGGAAAGGTAAGAGCAAGCCGAAAAAGGTTTACGTTTTGAGAAACCCTGCCGGTAAGGAGGTTGCCGTTTACAATACCGAGAACGAGGCCTGGAGCGCAGCGATCGCCGCGGAGGTGAAAGATTACAACGGCACCAAGGGAGAAACGGCAGCTCTCATCGCATTCCGTAGAATGGGGCATCAGTCGTTTGCTCTGATCTCCAGGAACATGCGCAACATCATAAAGGAATATGAGGCCAAGGGTCACAAGCTGCCCAAGATCGCAATCAAGGATGACGAAGGCACGGTTAAAGTTGACCTGCGCATGGCCCTGTCCATGATGGGAGATGCGCGAGGGTATTACTTCCCGCGGTCCCGGCAGTCGGGACTGTACAAGGTGGTGGCCACAAAAGAGGGCGAGAACCCGCGGCTGGAGATTTTCGAGTTTGCCAGGGGGGCAGATCGAGCTGCGAAGAATTATCGCAAGCAAGGGTACATACCCTCGAAATCGATGAGCGGAGCGATGCCGGAAGTCGTCTTCGAATTGGTGGGGAATATTACCAGTCAGCAGCAGATCCTCAACCGGGCCTTGCAACAAATGGACGATGCCAAAATAGAATTCTTTGGCCTGAACGGGTACAAAAACAAAGACAAGTTTGTAGTGTTTGGCGAGATGGACAGCGCCATGATCGAAGCCCTGGAAACCATCCCTGGCATGGAGCGCAAACAACGGCGGGTGGCCGAAGAGGACAGCTATGAGATCAAGTATACACAGGGCATCGAGAAGAAGATTGCCAAGCGGCTGGCTGAACATAAGGTGTTTTCACCAGACATGAAGCTGGCCTTCGCGGGTTCGTTTATCGAGCAGGTCGCGAACATCATTAAAGCCAGAGGCGCCCGCGCCCGCATGATCCGCAGGAACCCGGCCACCGGTAAGGATGTCTGGCTGGGGTACGAGGAGGATCCGTTGATCGCCATGACGAGCGCAGCCAAAGGCCTGGCCGGCGCCGAAGCAAAGCGCACGATGGCGATGAACATGACCCAAGCTATTACCGGCACAGATTACACCTGGAGCGAATACCAGGAAGACATTCTAAAAACCGGTGATGTTCCGAAATACGAAGATTATATGGATGTCGTTCAAAAACGGCGCATCAGCGCATCCCTGCAGCCGAACGCATATGCCGATGGCATGACCTACATGCAGGACATGCTGCGCAACGATGAGCGTGTGGACCGGTTCATAGGCACGGTAAAGTCTCTTGCAGTATTCAAGTACCTTGGGTTTCGAGTCGCAGCCCCTCTGGTCAATCTCACCAATATGGCCGCCGCGGTGCCGGCCGCCATGTACGGTTACGGGAATATCGCCGGCAGAAAGATTCCCCGGCTGCTTGGTAAAGCGTCAAAAGATTATTTTCGATACAAGCTGGGTAAGTCCATGGATTCATGGACCGAAAAGGCTTACCAGGCAATACATGATAACGGCTGGCACGAGAGCCAGTTTAATAAGGAAGCCACCAAGGCATTGCAGGGCCGGTTCGCACGAGGTTATAGTAACCTCATCGAATGGTCGATGTACATGTTCGGCAAAACTGAGCAGCTTAACCGGGTGGTCACGATCGCTGCAGCCTACGAGGGATTGCGGCAGCAGAGCAAGACCTGGGACCAGGGGCAGCATGAGGCCGCCCTGGCGAAGGCTAAAGATATCTCTGATAAGGCGCATGGAATTTATCACAAGGCAAATTACCCTCATTGGGCGAGAGGCGCCAATGTTGCGGCCCAGGCGGCCAGGAGCTTTTACGTTTTTAAAACTTTCACCCATAATTACATGCTTACAATGATTGAGCTGGGATTCAATAAAAAGCAGCGGGCGGCCGCTCTTTGGATGGCAGTCTCTCCCGCTTTTATTGCCGGCACCGGGGCTTCGGTGCTGACACCGATTGCGGCCCCGTTGCTCGGCCAGCTTGCGAATGCTGTGGCCTGGGCATTGGGCAAAGAGTATGAGCCTGACGATCCCGAAGAGGACTTTTACAATGCCATCGAGGAGCATTGGGGGGAAGAAGCTGCGAATTGGTTCAGGCTGGGAGTTGTCGGTCTGGGTGGCAGGGGAGTATCTGTCAAAGGATCCTTGTCAATAAACATCGGCCTGGGGGATTTGCCGACCAGAACAGTTGATTTGCTTGGTGCGCCGGGATCAGTTTTTAAGGATGTGCTTTACGGCTTGGACGACTTGAGGCGCGGCAATATTCTAAAGGGTGTCGAAAAGATCTCTCCATTAGCCGTAGCTGGTGTTGCAAAAGGATATCGTGAGTACACGCGAGGGGTGACGACTAGAACGGACACTCCGATTTATTACGAAGGTAAACCGCTGAAGGTAGATTTTATCGAAGCGATGCTACGCGCCGCATCGTTTAACCCGGCTCGTATTGCCATCAAGCGAGAGATCCTTTGGAGACAAGGGATTGTCGATAGAAAATACACAAAAATGAGGGAAGAGATTAACTCAGCGTACAAGCGGCATTTCGCTCTCCCTGCTCGGAAACAAACGCGAACCAGAATGCAGGAAATCGATGAAGAACGTGATGCATATAACGCTCGTGCGGTTCTCGCCGGGCGGCCAGAAATTACTGACGCGAGTAAGAATGCGTTGCGAACCCGGGTGCTAAAGCCCAGAGAGAAGGAGGCAAAAAGAAAATGAAACGCATACTGACAACTATTATCGCATTACTGTTTTTGGTTTCGACCGCCTGGGCCGCCGACAAGTGGATCACCTGGAATAACAATGAGGCAAAGGTCAAGATAGAGTCGGAAGACTTTGTTGGGTATGCGATGTCGACAACGGTATCAAGTGCAAAGCCCTGGAAGCTGCATGGCTTTAGGCTGCACCTGTCGTCCGCTCCATCAACGAGCGAGAGCTTTACCGTTACTCGGGACGCTCTCGACGGCGCAACCTACGATGTGCTGCTTTATACCCGGGACCTTTCAGTTGGCTCTGTGACCGACATCGTTTATAAATTTGATCCGCCAGAGATGTTGTCTGGGGGGGATAAAATTGTTTATGTCTATACGAATACCGACGAGCGGACGATCACGCTGGAAAGTATTTACGAACGGCAGTAATAGAAGTATTTAAGGAGTCACCATGAAACGCCTTGCGATTATAGCCAGGGAAAGGAATAAGACCATGAAGATTTTAAAACAAGCGCTAGCAATTTTGCTGACATTGCTTCTCTGCGCTGGAGTCGCAGGCGCGGACCAGGAAATCATAAACGGTGTGCAAGTGACTACCGGAGGGGTGTGGACTGCGGGGGCAGACGTAGACCTCGACGGCGGCAAGCTCATCCTCGATGCGGACGGGGATAGCTATCTTGTCGAAAGTGCCGACGACCAGATCTCGATCTATACCGGCGGGACGGAACTTGGTTATATTTCCTATGGTTCCGCACTCTTGGTCGGTAAATCAAGTTTTACACCCGGCATCATACTCGAAACCTCATCCAGTACAAATCCCACGTTAGTCCCTATGGGCCTCACTGACATAGACACAGGCTTAGGGGGGCCGATACAAGATCAACTCTCGCTGATTAGTGGTAGCGTCGAGGGTCAACGAATCGTCGAAGCCAATTCGGTTATCTATCATATTTTCGGTTCGACTCAGCAAGATACCGTGACCAACGCTACCACGAACGGCACGACCACGATTACCAAGGCGGGTGAAAATTTCTTAACAACCTGCCAGGTCGGGGATGCCGTCCTGATTTGGAGTGGCACGACAACCGCCGATTATGGCGTTTACTGGATCACGACAGTCACCGATGACGCCAATCTTGTTTTGAATACGGCTCCGACCGGGTCCGACGCTGACGTCGATTTCTACGTTTTCCGCGGCGGCATGATTTCGACCGGCGAACGAACGTACTACCTGGAAGGCACAGCAACGGCAGGAGAAACGCCGGATATTATCGGCTCGATTCATGAAGCGGCACTTGGGGATCGGTTGACGTTTGGGGTGGACGAAGCAACAAGAATGATAGTTATTTGCGATGCGGGAGATGCTGAAACGGATCTTGGTTTGTCTGCAAAATCCGTTCCAACTCTCATTTTTCTGGATAACGACATAAGCCATGCTACGTCTATTTCTCAGATTAGTGATACGTTTTCAATCACAAGCACATATGGAGCTAATAATGATATACGGTTTTCGCCGCGACAGCGCATTGTGGCTCGATTGGAGGTCGACAATTCTGCTACCAACTTCTTCGACGTTGTTTCGGACACAGGCATTGAATTGACCAACGACGACGCAGTGCAATCTTTCTTGTACGTCGAGCCGAAAATACGTCAGACCAACACCGCAGCATATAACGGCCTGCAAATAAAAGTCACTGAAACCGCTCTCGGTAGCGGCGCGACCGGAACCGGGGGAACCAACAATCTCTTAGTTGCCGGTACGTCTACTGATGACGATATGTTCAAAGTCGATAATGTCGGAAGGATTGTCCTCGCCGAAAGTAGCGCACCGGCCGCACTTGCCGATCACGCCTTTTTGTATGCTAAAGATAATGCTGGAACGGGAGCACTCTATGCTGCCGATGCTGCCGCAACCGAACATCTCTTAACGAGCCATTATTTCCCGCTGTTTACTCCACCCGCCGACGATCCGTTCCCGATTTCGATGTATGCCGAAAATCGGGCGCTTGGGAAAGTACAGAATTTCGACATTTCCGGGGCGCTGAAAGACCTGGAAGCGATCACCGGGAAAAAATACCGACACTATGCCGACATTCCCGCCAAGGATCAAATCGACCTATCGGCCTTGCAACAGGAGCAATGGCGGCGGGAATGGATTGCCGAAAACACGACCGAAGCAGAAACCACAGCCGCCGAGGCGCTTGAAGTCTACGACGCCGAAGTCCCGGCCACCGAAACCGTTCCCGGCGAATCCAAGGAAGTTTGGATTCCGAAAAAGATCGGAGAAAAGCCGGTCTATAGTTTAGACGACGCCGGGGAAGTCGTCGAGGGAAAGGCTCCGGTTTTTGAAACCAAGGCGGTCACGAAAACGCGGCTCAAGAAAAACTGTCGGCTCGATAACGCAACCGGTAAATTTTACCGGGCAACCGTAGAAAACAAAAAGGTCGTATCCGAAACCGAAATCACCAAGGCCGAGGCGGTCGAAACCTACTCGGTCGAAGTCCCGGTCAAGGAAAAAGTCACCGTCACCGGCAAACCGAAGGTCCGTAAAAAGCGGATCGGTGAAAAGGTTGTCGGATATGAGCTACAGGCCGGGGCGGTTATTGAGAAAAAAGAACCCGTTTTCGAGATGGTTACCGAGAAACGAAAACGGCTCAAGGCCGATTGTCGGTTCGACAAGGCAACCGGGAAATTTTACCAGACGGTCAAGCCGACAAAAGCGCAAACCGACGCGGCGGTCGCAGCCGGGTTTCAGGCAAACATTCCGGCATGGCTGGCGGAGCGGCTTAAATAAATAGGAGGAACCATGCCTTGGGATTGGAAACGACTGATCTGGCGAAATTATCCAATAGTGCCAACCGAATGCATCGTGGACGCCACGACGGCAGGGTTGGCCTGGATCATCGAGAGGCAGGCCAGGGTTGAGGTCCGGTGTGGCAAGATCCCCGGTGCGGCCAAGGGGCTGAAACATGCCCAGGCGTTTGGATTCTATAAGGGCAAGATGAAGCCCCTGATTGTCAACCGGCAGGGTGATGTCGAGCCTTCCGAGATGCCAGCAAAATTCGACCAGGATCGTGTGTTTTCTTGGCCTGCTTGGCTGGCGCAGATCCGGCGCTGGACGGTCTGATGGAGGCTATCGCTAAATTTTTTTCCATAATCCCAGCACCGCTGGTGGCCGTGGCGGTGCTGATGGCAGTTGTGTGGATGCAGGACCGGCGGCTGCGCGAAAAAGACCTCGCTCTTGGTCGGATATACGACAGGCTGGGGGAATACAATGCAATCCTCAATGGATTTAATGAACTGCTCCGCATGGTCGCAGGGGGACGGCGTGGGTAAATCTTTCCTAGAATTTTTTCGGCGGCTGTTTTCTTCTTCGGTAGATCCGCTTGCCGAGAGAGATAAGGAAGCGCTGCGAAATTCGCAGGATCTCACCAAGCAAGTCGAGGAACTCCGAGCGGTCTTGAACGGTGAAGCGCACTGGTTTACAAGCCCTGGTTGGAGCGAAGACGAGCGGCAAGGAATCGAATGCCGAACCCTGGAGAACGGTGATGGATGAGATTCTACACGATCCGACTTGGTGGAGTTATTTATTTTTCGCGGTCAACGCTTTTATCGGGGCCTGCGTATTTTTCTCCCGTTGCCTGTATGTTAGAATCAGGGGCCGACAGGGACATTATAGTATTGGGCCGGTGTTCGCTGCGATGACCGCAATGTTCATTTTTGCTGCGCTTCATCACGGTTTAAATACCTGGGGCCGGGGGCTGCGATACTCTGACCCTGAGATTTATCAATATCTTTTGACATCCTGGTGGTGGACGCTACGGATTTGGGGCGAGGCGATTGCGACGATGCTCATCTGGATGGCTGCGCTTTGGCAAATTTACCGAAAGGAGGACCAATGAAAAGGCTTGTGGTACTGGCGGTGGCCTGCGCGATGCTGGCCGGTTGCGGGTGTATGCAGGTAGAGGATAATCAATGGGCCTGTGTGGTTAACGGCAAGTGCGTTATCTCGGACGCCGAAGGAGTAAAACACGAACTGGAAACCAACTGGACCGGCCTTTCCGAGATTCTGGCAACGCGGCAGGCAGCGAAAGCCGTTGTCTCGCAGCCTGTGGTCCCGAATGACTGCGACAAAAGGCGGGACGGTGAGAGCATGGAGGCGTTCCAGGCCCGTTGTCCGCAGGTCGGAAGTTTGGAGGTGAAGTGATGCTATCCGTATCGATACGAGATATTCTGGATGCCCTGGATTTTGTCACCGACTTGCTCAAAGACCCGACTCCAGCAGGCCAAACCGGCCAGCAACCTCACAATGTCCCCGCCGATGTCACCGTTTTGGTAAATACGATCTTGGGTTTCGGAAGGAGAGGGTTTTCTGCCCGGGAGATCATGGCCGAGTTGTTCCGGCTAAACGCACATGAGTACGGCTATATTCGCCAGAGCGACGAGCCTATAGAACCAGATCCCACGACTCCCGACATCCCGTCCATCGAAACGGCTCACATTCTGTGGCGGGGGAAGTCAGAGAACGGCAAGGCCGCATGTATCATCTCACCGGAATTGGGAGTGCCAGGGGTAGCGGTTCGTAGCGTGAATGGAATTGAATACAAAGGGAATTATACCGGCCCGTGTACCGACGATCAAGGGCGGGGTTGCCGGGGTTTCCCGCATGGAGCGGTTTACCGGTGGGCAGTACGGGGGAAGGATATTGTTGGCCCAGCTACTCTGACGATTGGGACACATATGTATCTTATTCCGCACCCTGGCCGGGAGTATGATCCGCGTTGACATCGTGGCCCAGCCGGATCATCTTTTGGCCTTCTTGCAGGCTGATTTCTCCACGTTTTACCATACCCAAGATACGCATACGCCGAGGTAAGTCTGCCTTTAGCTTCTTTTGCCGTTCTTGGCGCTGCCTCTCTTCGATGGCCTTGCGTCTATAAACGAACCCCACATCATTCCTCTCCTTCCTGATCCTGGTCGGCGGTGCTTGATGATAGCAATCCTTTGCTCATCAAAAGCTCCCACACATTCTCAAAAGCGTTTATTTCACCTCTGATTTCAAGACACTTTTCCCACATTTGTTTCTTTGAATAGTTTTCTATCTGCGCCCTTCTGTGACTGATACGATATTCCAAACTATTACCAAGTTCATTCAGCATCACTCCTCCTTGTCTATCTCTATTAGAGTTACCCTTACGACACGATCCCCTTTTTTGCGGCAGTATCGCCACGCCGCATCCCGCGAGGCGTACCTTCCTGGGTAAAGTCCAATCTGTTTGATATGGCTCTTTATCGCATCCTTCCGGCGAAGCCATGTCCCTGTGTAAAAACCGAATGAGTTATTTTTAATCGCCCACATGGTTTCCATCACTCCTCCTCTCCCGCATGTTCCTTCGCCTGCGCCAGCGCATCCATAAGTTGTTGCACCAATGGTATATCCGCAGCGTCAACGTCGATTATTTCCCCCATTGGCGTTTCAATTTCAACATAGCCAGCATCCCGTTCCAGCGTGAGAATCACATGATAGCCCTGCGGGATCTCCTCACAGATTATGTTTTCTACTGTTTGTAGGTCAAGCATCACTCCTCCTTGTCTGCCGCGTTATCGGTAGAAACCAAACCATCCATCCACCAGACCAACATCGCGATACCGTTCGTTTCTGCGGATGCGAACGCTCCACCAGTTTGGCTCACCGCATTGTAGATGCCAATAGCCGATTCTGATATTTAGCCACAGGTTACTCATCCCGTTTTCCTTTCATCCTCGTTTTGCAAGAAAGCCTTGACCATTTTAAACGCCCTGCTGCTATTGCCGCGACCAGAGGGGTCCATCAACATATGGTCATGGCAGGCGTTGAGAATTTCTATAACTTGTGCCTTAAAGCATCCGACACAATTTATAGTCTCGTCGAAACCCTTACAGTCTACCCTGTGAATTCTTACGTCATCCATCATCCCTCTCCTCCCTGATCCTCGTTAACCCTAATACTCAATGAATTCCGCATCCTGGGCGAATACGGGAAACCGCAGTTTCCGCAAAAATGATAGAACCGGTTTGGTCTATATGTCCCGCAAAAACTACACGCTTCTGTCGGTCCATCTTGGGCATCTCTCTTGAGGGGCGCGGATTCCATAAACGCGAAAACAGCGTCCCGGCACTCCATACACATTTGATTCGAGAGCAGCGTGTGCGGATCTCCAACGGATTTGAAGTGGAAGACGCAGGCGTACTCAACCCATTGTTTACAGCGTGAACATTGGTACTTTTCCATCATCCCTCTCCTTCCTGATCCTGGGCGGCAGTGGGTCGGGATGCCGTTTTTCTTGGAGTAAAGAACTGCTGTTTATTCCAACAATAATCCTGCATCAATGATACGGATAGAAACTTCCAATAATATATGCATTGTTCGCACAGCCAGCTTTTACACCCTTGGTAGCCTTTATTTTCCATCACTCACCTCATTGTATTCGGCATTCTCGTAATCTACAAGCGCCTTTATGGCGACATACGGAGAGTCGCAACCGTATGGGCAGATACCATGACCATCGCTATACGATGCAATGTTTTTAAGTGCGCTGATAAGGATTTCCTTGTTTTGTATTTCAGCTTTTAGTTTATTGTTGCATATAACCTGCGTAACGAAGTGGAGACAGGTTGATTAGTTTATTATGTGCCCTCTCGTATCTTACCGAAATGCCCAGAACCAACATACTTTTACCGTCGTAAAAGGCTGTTGGTTTAGTTTGCTGTCTGCATATCAACTTCCTAGGAGTTGAAATGTATTTACAGCTACATTTCGATAAGATCGACAAGGCACATAATCATTTCGTCAGTGATTCTTTGACTTGTTGACCGCCTATCGATGGTTGGCTTTCTTATGTCAGCGCCCACAGCTTTTGCATATCTCATGTTGCTTTCGTATTCTCCCATCACTCCTCCTTGTCTGCCTGGGCTGCGGGAGTATGATCCGCGTCCATGAGGCGCATTACAATACTCGCGTCGAGACTTATGCGGTTCCGCTTCGCCCATCTCATTAACCCTATGATATAACCATCGATATTAGGGGCGGTTTTCGCGCAATGTCGAATCATAACCATTTCGATGCATTCATCGTTTGTGGCAAAGGATGTTCTACCGATAGCACCGGGTGCGTATTCGGCCAAAGCTAAAAACGGAATTCCGTTTTCCATGCAGATGTTACCAGCTTTTGCCAGTAGCGGCGCCACTTCTTCATCGTATATTTTTTCGGATTCAGAGATTATCTGGGCCATCATCCCTCTCCTTCCTGATCCTGGTCGGCGCTGGGGATTAACCCGTAATCGCTATTGCATGGGTATAGACATGGCATCGGTTCATGGTTTTTATATGATCGTCCACAATGTCTGCAAAATATCCAGCGGCTCATGGTAAGATCATCCCGCCTCCCATAATTTCCGCTGCTTCGGGTCTTTGCAATCCGGTATAAAAATATTCAGCTTGTCGATTTCCTTCCTCATTAGACATTGGCCGTCTTTATCGACCAGATCCAGCATGATTTTTCTGGCCAGTTCGTTTCCGACCTGTTCGTAATTGTATTCCAAATGAACCAATAATACCGGGCAAGGCGCATCGTCTGGAAGATGGCAATCATCGCATTGTTCATGTAATGTCATGCCCTCTGTTCCGTTTGCGAAATAGGCCATTATTCCTCCTTAGGTTCACATTTCCATATCGCGTTTCGCATGAATATTGAAGGGGGTTAGTTCCTTTTGCGGCACAAAATATGCCGGGGGCCTATTGTTGGGGGAACGAACAAAACGGCGCCTTTTTGCATCGACGCCTTTTATCCAGCCAGCCATCCCGAACCTCGGGATTTCTCCGACAACAAGCACATAATAGTGGTACTCATCGTCATCGTTTCTTACGATTAAACAACCGTTTTCATGTATGGTGGAACGTATTTGAACTAAGCTCCCAACGTCTGCCTCTTTAAAATTGTTCACAACACCGCTGAAATAGATCCTTCGATATTTACAATATGCCATTTCTGCTGCGGCCCCCTCCATGTCCATTTTTAATAACGAGCCGTAGTTCTCGCTGCATCCATGCGCCGGGATTAGCCCTTGCCGTATCGATTCACTTCTTCGCAGTTTTCCGGCAGCTTTTGCCATCACTATCTCTGCCTGGGTAAGGATGACGAAATCCATTTTCTCTCCCTCCGCACCCCGGGGGAAGATTCCCCCGGGGCCTGTCTCCTCCCAATAAGCAGGCCGTCGCCTGCGAGACATCATGCGATTAAGGGTGTCTTCCAATCCGGTTCCAAATATAGATATAGATGTACAGGCTGGCAATTACGATTGCCCATGCCAGCACAGCATACCCAAAAGATCCTTCCGCTTGGTTTCTTATTTCGGAGAAGATCAGGACCCCCGCACAAAATATAAAAGTGGCCACCGTGAGAACGAACGCCTTCCCGATCATTATGTAGATTTTGTCCATAGTTTGCCTCCATTGAGGTGTATCATTTGTCCACCATTAACCAATGTCTGAGTTCAAAATGATCCACCAGAAACCTTGTATTGATAGGCAGCCTATTGCAATGTAGGTCTGAATGGCAATTGTGGCAGAGCGTTAGAACATTATCCAAGATGTCCAGTCGCAGTTGAGCTTTTAAAATGATGTGGTGCGGGACAAGAAATCGAGAGCCGGTACAGTTTGGGGAGCGGGGGTGGCCCTGAGAGGACAATATTTCACCCATCCGGCAGCAGTTGTGATCCCGCCTGAAGACCTCCTGGACGAGTTTATCCCAGGCAGTTTTGGGTAGTTTGATTGAGCGTTTATGATAATCTTTTATTGCCATACCTGTCTGCCTGCTCTTTCAAAAAAGACATGACCGCATGGCGCTGCTCATCAGACATCTCCTGAATTCGCTCATTGGGAACGCCCTTCAGCACGACCGCCACGTTATTCAGGGCCGATAAAATCACCCCGATGGACCCTGCGTCTTCCATCCATACGGATTCGATATCGTCCGATGTTAGGTCAACCTCTATGTCCTTTGAGAAATAAATGTGTTTTGTAATTTTCATCGACCTACTCCAAGTATTTTTTTGTTGCCCCACCCAGCAACCCGGCCCCATGCCGGCATCCGATGGCAACCATTAGATTGTTGCTGGGCGGGGCGTTGCCCGGGCCTGGAAGGGATAAACCCACTGCAAGGATTTTCACCATCCAACCTGCCCAGAAAGGGCATTCTGGCCCGGGGCAATCAGAAATTTGGATCCGGTAAATCGATTTCAAACCAGTCCATTACCCAATATCGAACGTCAGAAATAAATTGTTTTTTTTCGCTAATGGGCATCTTCGAGTTGTTCGAAAAGACGGACTGCGGATATGATAGACCGGTCACCAAATCCTCGACCAGGGCGAACCTCCATTTCATTTGCTCGTGAAAGTCTTCTTTGGCTGTGCCGTAGTCGTTTTGGATTGTGCCGGCGATGTGGTCGAAATACCATTTGCGCAGCCCGTCAGACACCGTAGGCTCGTGTTTCTTGAGGGACTCGTACAGCATGGTCCCGCGGGGGAATCGTTCGATGTACCGTTGCCGTTTGTCTGGCTCGGTCCACGAGATCCCCCCGGTTCCATCGGTGACTCCTCGATATTTCATTCCGGGTCCTCGGAGTCCTGGGGATTGTCCTTGGCATCAATCTCGGCTACCAGGGCGTCCCATGCGGCAAGCTTGAACCGCCTGACATATCCTGCCCTCACCGCTTTCTTAACCGCCGTTGTGGCCGTTCTCAGGGTCCCTTGGACGGCATCGTACTGTTCGGGCAGTACCGGAGGATCACCTTCGGGGTTCAGGCCCAGGCCGAGGCGCACGGTGTCCATATAAACCTGCTGCCGGCGATGCTGCCAATGATCGTGATCTTCCCACCAGTTTTCTTCTGGCTCGGGATCATCCGGTTCCGGGTGGCTTTCCTCACCCTGGAAGGATTGCCTGGCAACATCCTCGACCTGCTCTTCGGGAATGGCGCCTACCCAGTTTTCGAACACGGCCATAAATTCAGCCATGTGCGTTCGGGCCGACGCAATGAAAGCTTCTTCAGTCATATCCTGGCTCTTGAGTGCCTCTGTGATGAACTCGCGTAGCAACACAGCTTGCTGCTCAGAGGCCGCTGCGGCCTCGATGAAGTCGTCGATTGTTTGAGCGACCTCGGTTTCCTGCTGGTCCTCTTCTTGTTCCGCGGCCTGTTCAGGATAAAATTCGTCGACAACGTCCTCGTCGACGAGGGAAGGCTCTTGGTCGAGCGCGATCAACTTTTGGGCCTGGGCCTCGATGTCGCCCATTACGAGCTTGTGCTGCTCACGATCGATGGCCGTTTTGAACCCGATTTTTCGGAGTTGCTCGAAAGATCCTTCATACTCCAAGGATACGACATAGATCGTCTGCTGCCGGCCGTCCAGAGGGCTTTGCACCAGCTTGGGAGTGATTCTCAACTGGAGGGGGATGCCGGCCAGCGGGCCTCCGGTGATTGATTTAATGAGAGCCAGGGATCCTATCAGCCCGGTCACCGTGTTGTAGCTGGTCGATCGGAATACCCACACACCACCAACTACTTTCGCGCCGTCGATGATAACAGACAGCCGGCTGGCGATCTTGCATGCCGGATCTTTCCCGGAAGCTTTGAACTGCGGGTCCTGGCGTCGGCAGGGGCAGGCCCTTTCCTTTAGGGTGCCGTCTTCCTGTAGGCGGTTGGCGTTCTCGCCGTCGCCCGAACACCATAGGGTCCTGCCCTTATAACAGGTGTACCGGCAGGAGAAATTCAACTCGGGATCGTCATACAGCAACCGGACGGGCAGCGTTTTTGGATAATCACCATGGATGCTGTGGATTTCATCGTCGAGCAGAAAATTGCCGTCCTGGCCGCGGGTGGTCAAAACCACTTTGAAATGATTTAGCTTCTTGGGCGGCTGGAAGACGGTTCCTTTTTGAGATCGGATGTGTTTTCCCTTTTCACCGATTTTAATTTTTCCTCGCTCAACCAAACTGGGAGCGAGGCCCTTGATAATTCTTGCGAGTTTCAACATGTCTCTGCCTCCTATGATCGTGCGTTAATATATCTCCAAATCTTCGGGCCGTACAACATTTCCATGACGGCTTCGAATACATAGCGATCATTGGGTTCTATGCCGCTATCCAATTCATCAAGATATTCTTCGCAAGCCTTCCTGATTTTTGTAGCGTCGAATATTGCCGTTTGTTCAGGGCGCTGCAATGCTTTTTTCTTTCGCGCTTCGAGTTCTTCTTCCAGTTCTTTGGTGCTGAATCGGCCAATGTTTTTTGGCCACTCGTCGCCTGGCCATCCCATAACTACCCTCCTGGTTTATTTCGCCGCCCTGGTTTGAGCGGTCTGAACCGTTGTCACCGTGACTCCGGGGATTACGGGTGCGCCGATCTTGATCATCGCGTTGACGACCGGGGCAAAGGCTTTTCTGAAGTTCTCCAGGCCGGGTGCCTTGAGAGATTCATAGTACGCCTTTACCAGGGCAACGGGATCGGTGATCTCCCAAACGGTTTCCTCTTTCAGCACGGTCTTGCCGGCGGTGGACTTGACGGTGGATTCTACCGGCATGGTCGGCACAATCGGAGCCGGGGCCGCGGGTTCCGGCGCATCATTCTTTTTCGCTTCCTCGACGGCTTTTTGATGCGCGGCCTCTTGCTCGGCTTGTAGACGGTTGGCTTCGGCCTCGGCCGCGGCGGCAGCTTCTCGCTCCTGGCGCCTGAGTTCAAGCAGGTACGGAGTCTGTTTGCCCTCCGCTGTTTTGGCCAGGGCCTGCAGGGCCTTGACGATTGGTTGAGCAAATCCGTCGATGGCTTTGCATTGCTGCCAGTAAGGGTCCTTGAGTTCGGTCCTTTTGGTGTTGACGGCTTTGGCCATAATCTTTGCTTGGGCGGCCATATCGTTGGCTTTCTCCGCGGATTCGGGCGAATCCACAACCAGCTCGTCGACCATAACCGTTATTTCATCGATCTTGGTTTGATAAAGATCGAACAACGCTTTCAATGGTGCAGGATCAAACGGGTCCCTTTCCATTGGCGGGTCTGCCCACATTTCCTCGACAACCTCTCCTTTGGGAGCAAGTCCCATGTCAGCATTTAGCTTCGCGAAATCCATGTTGTGCCTCCTATAGTTTATTTAGGTAAACAATAGTTTCTGCCAACGACCAATCCCTTAAATGCGTTCCAGGCAACTCGTGTATCTTGAAGATGATCTCCTGGTGGGGATAGAGCGATCTTACCATCTTTTTTTAATCGTACCGGCATAGCCCGATTCGGAGCAGGATATCCGTTAATGCAGACCAGATGAGCATAAGCCGCAAGCTGCAGATCCCACCAGCGGTGTTTCGACTGGCTGGTTTTCCAGTCAATAAGAGTTACCGATGTATCGCCTTTTAGTCTCGCAAGTAAATCGAGCTGGCCGGAATAGCCAATCGTGCGGTCGACTAATCTCTCTTCGACCAGGATGATCTCATCCACTAAAGCATCCACCCATCTACGGCCGGAATCAAAATACAACTGCCAGTCTGGCTGCAAGGGGGCCACCCACAAGCCCTTAAGATACGCGGCCATTGCAGCGTGTACTGCGGATCCTCTGTCCAGATCTTCCTGGGTGCAGAATTCTATCCCTTTTATCTCGTCAGGGATAAAGCTCGTTGCACCCAGGAACCCGCTGTTGTTTGTATAGCTCATGCGATAACCGGGATATTTACTTTCTCCTTGAGGTATTCACCTATCGCCTGGATTGCCTCGATTTTCCAGCCCTCATCGTCGGCCTCGTGCAGGGATGCTCCTATGGGATCCTGATGCATTCGCAGGATAAAGAGCGAGGACGGCTGGTAGACCTCTTGAAATGTGCGGTGTGGAAAGAGCATGATGGGGTTTTCAACCTTGACTTTCGATTTTCTCGACAACCCGGATTTGAGTTGGATGGTTTGGGAAAAGCCATCGTCTTCGGCTGTCTCCACAATCTCGCTGGCCACCTTTGAAAGCATGCCGATCATGGCATCCGTTTCTTTGGTCTGCTTGAAGCAAGTTTGCACCTTGATTACGAATTGCTCCAGCGGTAAATGCCGGCCAAATGGGAATAGATCGGGGCCGAGATACTCCGCGGCGGCGGGGATGAATCGCTGGTTCCCCGTTTCACCGATACAATCCGAAATCAGAATTGCCCGGGTGGGATTGCTCACGATGATCTGCCACTGGTCATTTGCGATTTCGGGAAACTCTCTCAGCTCACATTCGACCAGATCCGCGAACCCCTTGAGAGTATGCACGATCACCGCACCGGGGAGCGTGAAGCGTGGCTCTATGATTCTGTGCAGCTTCGAGGAGCTGTAGGTCCGACCGTCGATCTCGTAGGTTCTGGGCTTCATCATCTCTTCAATTTTGTCAATTGCCGCTCTAATCATCAGTACCTCCAATCTTTTTGACGTTTTGGAAAAGCTCCACCTGTTGCTGTATCCGCAGCCGGCCGAAGACCCGGCCCCTGGAATCGAGTTTTACGTCTGCCGTGGATTCGATCGGGGCCTGGCCTCGCAGCTTCCGATCGACCTTGCCCGTGATCACGACCAGATCACGCTGCGTGTTCGGCGCGATCGTTACCTCCAACACGACTTTCCGGGGGCCTTCGTCGGCGTTGATGTCATGCACGTTTGCCATGACGGCTGCCAAAGCGATATCGAATTGCTCTACGAGCGCACCGCCGTTGATTGTCACGAGACTCATAGCCTCAGATTTTACCCGATCCTCCAGGTACTTGAGAAGCTCCTGCTCCTGCTGTGTGGATTGCATTTGTGTCCTCCATTGTTTTTGGGGTCAGCCCCTGGCCGCAAAAATAGTATGGCCCGAAGAAAATCTTCCAAGCTTCTTGATCGTCCAGGCTTTGAGGTCGAGCCTGGAACCATCCATGATAAGCTTCTTCTGGTTGTGCGGGTGGGGGTTGTCGCGGTTGGAGTAGCTCAGTCCAGATTGTTGCATTCAGGTAAATGATTATCAAAAATGCGATTATCAGAATCGTGTTGAAGATTTCTTTCACCGCATCCTCCTGTTTTGGTAGCGGGGCCAGGATTCGAACCTGGACGATCGAGGGTATGAGCCTCGCTGGGCGCCTCGCCTCCCCGCAATACAGTTTGCTTTGATATGTTTTGCACAGCCATAAATGGATGTCAAGAAAAAACTTGACATAATTTTACAGGCATCGTATTGAATTCTGGAAACCGTTAAACTTTTATAAGGAGGTGTAATGTTCCCACCTGAGAAGCCCTTGAATTCAGGGCAAAAAAGACTTCGTAAATGGCTGGAGGATAATGGGATTCACAAGGTCACGGTATGGGCGAATAAAATCAATGTGGATCCCCCGACATTATCAAAGTTTTTGCGCGGGATCTACAGATCGCTTGGCCCAAAAACGGCGTTGAGAATCGAGAGAGAGACAAATCGGGCGGTCACCATCCGCGACCTCCTGTACCCGGAAGAGCCTGAGTAATTAGGCTCTTTTTCTTTTGGGGAGGGGGCATGAAAACGTGGCTGCCGTTTTATGTCGGAGATTATCTTTCCGACACGTTAGGGCTAACGGTCGAGGAACACGGGGCTTATTTTCTCCTGATCCTCGCGTACTGGAAAAATCGCGGGCCGTTGGAGCAGAAAAAGGTGGATAGTATTTTGACCACCTGTGGCAATGGAACGCAAACCCGGATCCAGGAATTTTTCGACCTGGAATCGACGCCTGGTTTTTGGGTGCAAAAGCGGGTGGAAACCGAGCTGAAAATCGCTCGTCAGAACCATGAATCGGCTGTTCGGAAGGGAAAATTGGGGGCCGCTGTAAGGTATGGAAAGAAAAAGAAATAATAGCTGAACTATAGCTGGACCATAGTTCGGCTATAGCTGGACTATAGCTGGGCTATAGCCCTTCACCTAAAGATAAATAACTAACTACTACCCTACCCAGGTACATACATATGAGATATTCTGAGTTACATACGACCTCTAATCCGGCCGCCGATCTCAGGGGGTATCAGACCAGGGCCGTCGAGGAGGTCAGAGCCGCTCTGAAAATCCACCGGAAGGTCGTCATGGTTCTGCCGACCGGCGCCGGCAAATCGATCATCTTTGCAGAGATCATCCGCCTGGCCCTGGAGAAGGGCAACCGGGTGCTTTGGCTCGTGCATCGGCGCAACCTCGTGTACCAGATGCAAGCCACCCTCCAGGATCAGTTCGATATCCAGGCCGGTGTCATCATGGCCGGGGTGAAAAGCGAGTTGGAACTGCCCGTGCAGCTCTGCACAATCCAGACATATTCCAGGCGGTTACTGCTTGATGATGATTTATTCAACCGGTTCCAGGTGGCGGCCGATCTGGTTCTGATCGATGAGGCCCACCGCTCGATTTCCAAATCATATCGGAAGATTATAGATCTTTATGCAAATAAACATTTAATCGGCTGTACGGCTACTCCAATGCGGGCAGACCAGCGGGGCCTGGGCGAGATCTACAACGAGATCGTCGACGTTATCGGGATTCGGGATTTGACCGAGGACGGGTATCTGGCGCCGGCCAGGTATTTCGTCGGGCCAGAGGATCCAAACCTGGACGGGGTTAAGATCGCGATGGGCGATTATGTTCTCAAGGAGCTGGACAAGCGCACAAACACTCCCAAGCTGATCGGTGATGTGGTTGACAACTGGCTGCGGATTGCCGGCGGCCGGCAGACGATTGTGTTCGCGGTCAATGTCAAACACTCCAAAGCCATACGGGATCAGTTTCTTCGCCAGGGAGTCCAAGCCTATCACCTCGACGCCAGGTCCCCGGACGCCGAGCGGGACCATGCGTTTTCCATGATGGAGCGAGGCGATGTCCAGGTGATCACCAATGTCGCTTTGTACCAGGAGGGTATGGACGTTCCGGCCGTGAGCTGCATCGTCATGGCTCGGCCGACCAAGTCCATGGGGTTGTACCGGCAATGCTGCGGGCGAGGGTTGAGGCCCGGGAAAGAAGACTGCATCATCATCGATCACGGGGGTGTGATTTACGAGCATGGTCTGTTGGACGAGGAGATCGAGTGGACCCTGGCTGGTAAGGAGCGGGCCTGGAAGATCAAGAACCGGAAAGAGAAAGCTGACCGGACGGTTAAGTGCGAACAATGCGGCCTGGTATTTGAAAAAGCTTCGAAATGTCCAGACTGCGGTAGCCCGGTCGTCAGCTACGGCAAACGGATCGAAACGACTGACCATCAGCTTCGGGAGATCGGCAAGGGTAAAAAACCGACGATGGCCGATAAGCGCCGGGCCTACGGGATGTTGCTGCATTATGTCGAGGAGAAGCGAAAAAATCCGAGGATGGTGATCGCGAAATATAAATCCTGGTTCGGTGTCTGGCCGCGGGGGATGGACGCTGTGGCGCCGATCATGCCAGACAGGGCGTTTCTAAACCGTATGAGGCACGATTACATACGCTACGCAAAACGGAGGGACGATGCTACGACGAGCTGATTACGAACGGATTAAACGAGAGGTTGTTGGCCGGTGGCCCGGGCTGTATGTCGAGCTGGGGATCGAGGTCGGTCATGGAGAGCATGGCCCCTGCCCACTGTGCGGAGGCGCCGATCGGTTCAGGATGGACAACCGTGATGGAGAGGGGACCTGGATCTGTAACCAATGCGGGGCTGGCGACGGCTGGGAGCTGCTCCAAAAGGTTTTGGGCTGTGATTTCAAACAAGCGGTGGCGCAGGTATCCGAGATTGTAGGGCATATCCCCATAGGTCAATACGAGGTAGAGCGATCTGTGGACCCAACGATACTCCGAGCGCTGTTTAAAGACTCTGTGCCGGCGGCCAGAGATAATCTCGTCGGCGGGTATCTAACCATGCGCGGGCTGGACACGATTCCAGGTTGTTTACGCTATCACCCGGGCATCCGGGAGCCGGAAACCTGCCAGATTTTTCCTGCCATGCTTGCCGTAGTCCAGATGCCTGACGGCAAAGCAGCCACCCTACACAGAACCTTCCTGACAAAAACCGCCGAGAAGGCCCCGGTTTCAAAACCAAAGAAGCTCATGCCGGGGATATGTAAGCTGCGCGGTGGAGCCGTACGGTTATTTGAGCATGCCGATGTACTTGGGGTAGCCGAGGGGATAGAGACTGCGATCGCCTGCCACGAGATGGACGGCATTCCCGTCTGGGCGGTTGTGTCGACTTCACTCATGGTTGGGTGGGAGCCACCGGTTGGAGTCGAGCGGGTGGTGATTTACGGGGACAACGATGCAAATTATGCCGGGCAGAAAGCTGCTTACATCCTGGCTAACCGTCTGAAAATCAAAAATGATTTGGAAGTCAGAGTTGAAATTCCGTACGTCAACGGTGACTGGCTTGACTCAAAAAACATGTAATCTTGCACTCGTGCTTTTGATTTGCATGATCTACAGCAGCGCTTTACCCGGCGCCTGGTATCTCGACGATAACTCGATGATAATAGGCAATAAATTCGTTCATGCGCAAAGCTGGCAGGAGCTGCCGACAGCGTTCAGACACTATGCCGGCGGGGAAGGTTTCTTCCGGCCGGTGACATTTTTTACATTCGCTGTGAATCATTTATTCACTGGCCTGGATCCGCTATGGTATCGGGTTACAAATATTTGTTTGCATGCGATTATGTCTCTGGTTTTGCTGATGTTCCTGCGGCACATCCTGCGGGATCCGATAGTTGCCTTTTTGTCTGCAGCCATGTGGGCAGTCCATCCGATCCAGACTGCGGCTGTGTCGTATATCGTCCAGCGATCCACTATCCTGGCTGCCCTGTTTGGAATCCTGGGATTGTATTTGTACATTCGCGGCCGGGAGGAAGGCTCTGTTAAAAAGATAGTTATGTCCGCGGTTCTATTTGCGATTGCGTTCTTATGCAAGGAGAATTCAGCTACCCTTCTGGCTTGCGCATGGTTGTATGATTTGTTTTTTATCCAGAAATTCAAACACTTGCGCACCAATCTTGTGGCTGCCGCCTGTGTTGCGGTATCAATTACCGTCGTTGGCACCCTGTATGTGGGTCTGGAACAATATGCGGAAAGGCCGTTTCTGCTCTCTGAGAGGCTGCTGGTTGAGTTTAAGGTGCTTGGGGAATACCTGAGTACCTGTCTGCTCCCGGTGTCGTCAGAAATGGCCGCTATATACCATGCTGGAAAAATTCCGGCGGGTATCTCGGCATGGGTGTCGGCGGTCTTGATATTTTGCATCATTGGGATCCTGATTTACAAGGCCCGCAGGTTTCCCGTTGTGGCATTTTGTGGCCTGTGGTTTTTCATCTGTCATTCGGTCGAGTCCACGTTCCTGCCGCTGGAATTGAGGTTTGATCATCGCAACTATCTACCGTCGATGTTGCTATATGTGCCTGTTGTCATGGCTTTTTTACAGCAGCGGGTGCGCAGGTTTGCCATCGCAGCGATTATCGTTGTGATTCTGTCTCAGGCGGCGGTGACTTACGAGAGAAATAAGGCGTTTATATTGCAGCCAAATGTAATCGTGGAGACAAAATGAGAATCCTTGACCTCTTTTCAGGCTTCGGCGGTTTCGCTCTGGCTGCTGGCTGGACCTGGCCGGATCATGAAATAGCCGCATTTGTCGAAATCGAGCCTTTCGCGCAACGCTGGCTTAGAGCTAACTGGCCGGGAGTGCCGATCATCTCGGACATAAGGGATTGTAATTATGAAACGCTTTTCAATGGGAGTCTGGCCGACACCGATGGCAACGGACGATGGGCAACACGGCCACAAGGGAACGTGGAGCACCAGTCAGTGCAACCTTCACTGTGTTGTGCTGGGCAAGGGGAAACAGATGGACGGCACCATAATCCCGGCAGCAGAAGCGATGCCAACCGGTTCAACTCCAATCACCCCGAAGGAAAAACCTATGACCACCCCACAACAACAATCGATCTTCTCACAGGCGGGTTCCCATGCCAGCCGTTCTCGGTCGCAGGAAAGAAAAAAGGCACAGAAGACAACCGCTTCCTCTGGCCTCAGATGTTGCGAGTTATACGGGAGGTACGTCCCCGATGGATCGTTGCAGAAAATGTACCGGGAATTGATGACAAGCAACTGGTACTCGACCGAGTTTGCTCTGACCTGGAGGATGCGGGCTACCAAGTCGGGCCACCGCTGCAAATTCCAGCTTGTGCCGTCAATGCGCCGCACCGGAGGGACCGGGTGTGGATCGTGGCAAACGCCGAGCAACAGCGATGCCAAGGGAGTGAGCGGCCCAAATTGCGCGGCGTTCAAACGGGGCGGCATAAACAAGTTGTCGGATCAGATCGACAAGGTTCAAGGCCAGGCGGCCCATGCGGCATGGCCGACACCAAGGGGTCAGGACAGTTACGAGCGCCGGAACATGAAAACGATGGTTCGGATTGCCAACGAGGGCGGCGATATGACCTTACCGACAATGGTGAAGACATGGCCGACACCGGCAAGCCGGGGTTGGAAAGGCGACAGCCAGGCGCAAATAGAACGGGGGATGTATGTAAAGAGCGGGTGTCGTCTGCCGGGCATGGCCAGTGGGCCGATTCTGAATGGATCACCGGCCACGACGGAAAAGCCCGGCGTGTTAAACCCGGAGTTCGTTTGCTGGCTAATGGGTTTCCCCATAGAAATGATTTATTGCGCGGTTTCGGAAACGCAATAGTCCCGCAAGTTGCGGCGAGGATATTTGAGGCGATTAAAGCAGCGGAGGAGGGATGATGCTACTCGCAATAGATCCAGGCACAACGCAGTCGGCTCTCGTTTGTTGGAACGGGAAGAGGATCCTGGGGGCCGGCATTGTTGAAAATAAGCTGGCGCTGATTCCGGTGGCCGGTGTCGAAAATGTGGTGATTGAGCAGGTCCGCAGCTACGGAATGCCTGTCGGCAAGGATGTTTTCGATACGGTTTTCTGGTCGGGCCGGTTCTGCCAGGTTTATGAGGCGCAGGGTATCCATGTCGATCTAGTTCCAAGGTTGGATGTTAAGCTGTATCTATGCCACAATTCACGAGCGAAGGACAGCAATATTTCTCAGGCGCTGCGGGACCGGTTTGGGCCGAAACCAACCAAGAAGAACCCGAATCCGGTATATGGTGACGCGAAAATCGTCCGGGATCTGTGGCAGGCCTGGGCATTAAGCGTTTACTTTTGGGATGTTTTCATAGGTTGTGGTGTACGTTGAGGAACGACCGAAAAGGGGGTGATGCGTATGGCTGTGCGGCGGAAAACAGAAGGTTAAATAGACTACGCAGAAAAATAAAAGCCCCCGCATGGCCTGTCTGCCGGCGGGGGCTTTTTGCTATTTGATCAGATCGAGATCGGCCTCCCGGATCAAGATTACTCTTGGGGAGGGTTTCTCTGCGGGCAGCCGGCCATCCAGAATCAGGTGCCGGATCCATGACCGGGAGACACCCAGCCTGTCTGCGGCCCCCTGCGTGGACAGCACTCGCGTTTCAGACGGCTGCCGGGCCAGGTATCCATCTCGGTATCCAGCGGACATCTGGCGCCGGGTGGGATCCCCGGTGAGCTTCCATCGGCGGGTGTGTTCCTCCTGGGTGCCGAAACGCCTACCATGGTACGCTCGGCGCAGCCCGAGGATGTACCCGGCCCAATATGTGGCCCGGGAGGAATTTTTAGCCAGGGTGTTCGCCATGGCCAGCAAGCGGGTGAACATGGATTTTTCCATTTAGAGTGCCTCCTGAATGGCTTTAACGTGTTCGCGGATGAGTTCGCGGATGCGCTTTTTTCGGATGTGTTCGGTGACCGCGGCCCCGGCATTTGGGTTCAGGCTCTGGAATGGTTCATGTTTAATTGCTGTCCATTGCAGCAAATGGGAAGTGGACCGTAGATGCGTCCCACAGGCAGGGCAGCAGCAGACCCTGCTATGGGTTTCCTTGTCCCAATACCAGCGGATTTCGCAGCGGGTGCATTTGCCTTGTTTCATATTGCCTCCTTGGTTGTGGGTTCGGCCATCTTGACCGCGCCAGCCGAGGACCCGGAGGTCCAGGGCTGGAACAGGGGCCGAAGCTACTGGCTCCATCCTCCATCTGTGTGGTGATCAGCGTAGGGATTAGGATGGTTTCTGACCCGATACTTGTACGGGAAAATCTGTTCTTTCGTTCGGCAAAGGCCAGTTAGGAATCCCTTTTTTCCCTGCTCCACGATGCCTCTGGCGATGAAGATCATCGTTCCTCCATGCTCAAAGCTGGAGGTGGCGTCCAAAAACACGATACCGTCAACCATCGTGCCGTCGGCCAATTTGATGTCTGCGTTGCAAGCGAATTCTTCGCCATCACCCCACAGATCCACGGCCTTGCGGCCTTTGTTTAAGAATCTCACGGTCTTGCCACCAACCTTCAATTTCAACTCTTGGGTGCTTTTCATCTTAGCTCCTTTCGTTTACGATGCAGTCCCAATGACAATATCCGTACCGGGTAGACCAGGCGTACCGCCGGCCCAGGCCGATCTTTTCCTGGCAAAGCGGGCATTCGGTGGTCGCGATGCTGCCCTTGGCCTTTTTGATCCCGGGCCAGGTTTCTACCGAGATGTTTTTGGGACGAAGCAAAATGCTACCGTCCTGGATCTTTTCCTGGACCCATCGGGTGACTTCATGGCTGGAGTGGTTTGGCATGATTGCCGCGAAAAATTCTTCGGCGGCGGCTCTGGTTTCGAACCTCATCGTAACTGCCTCCTTTCGAAGGATATTATTGTCGTTCGGTGCGCCGGGAGGGAACCCGGGCGCACCGGTTCCGGGGGATGGTGCAGTGGGTTGAGCGGGTTGGGGAAGGCGGTACGGCATGGTTCATTCACTCACGCTACCGTGTTCATGTCAAGGAGTTTTTTTAGGCAGGAAGAAAAAACGCTGGTTTTTCTTTAATAGTGAATTTGGCAACGAGAAAGAAACTAAAGAATACAGATAGTTATAATAAAAAAGTGCTTGACATATATTTTCCCGCATGGGATAGTGTAATCTCTCAGCGGCTTTTGCGGTCGCGATACATGTTCTCTGCCTAGGGCCGGCTGCATCGGGCGGCCGGCCCACCCAAACCCGGGGCGGGTTCGCTGGTCTTTGGACTGGGTCGCGCCCGGTCGGGGCCAGCGGACCCGAGATGGGGTCTAAATGGTTGATCTCACAGAGATACCAGAGGACGACTTACTTGCCCGGGTTATATGGGGTGAGGCCCGTAGTGAATCCATCCTTGGTCAGGTGGCGGTTGCATGCGCGGCTTTAAATCGCCTGGCTCGGCCGGTCTTGTACGGTAAAACCCTCCGAGATGTTCTTCTCCGACCTAAAGCATTCTCCTGCCTGAACCATAACGATCCGAATCGAAACCCTATTTTGCGGCTGAACCCGCATCCGAAATATATCACGATCGCCCAGCTTGCGATTGCCGGCCTGCTCGAAGACCCGACCGGAGGCGCCACTCTTTACCACCGGGACGATATTACCCCAGAGGACTGGGATATGTCCCTGGTACAATTGAAAATCACAATCGGCCGGCATATTTTCTATACGGAGGCATGAAATGGGTCCAGACATTCAAAAAAGGCGGCTGATCATCGACCTGGCGCTGTTCTTCGTTGCCGGGGTGATATCAACCATTGTGTTCTTCAAGGCGCCAGCAACCGGGGGAACCATGCTATCAGCCTGGTTGGGCATGGTCGGGGTGTATCTCAGGCCACCCTCCAGCTCAAGAGGCACAGAATGATAGATACCCTGCCGGCATTGCACCAAGGGGACATCTTCTGCGTTGGGAACCCATCCGCGAAGCTCGGCCGCTACATCAACCGCTGGCAAATCCATCACTCCTGGGACCGCAAATCCACCTACACCCACACCGGTATCATCACACATGAGGACGGACGGACATTCGAGTCGGGCATTCCACAGCCTGGAGAGGATGGGTGGTGGATAGGCGAGGGCAGTCTATGGAACTACTGCGGCTCTAACATCCTGATAATTCGGCATTTCAATTTTACGCCTGAAATATTCTATCGAACATTTCCAGTTCTCCAGGCCAGGTGGGAAGGCAAACGCTATCCGATCTGGCGCCTACCGCTGTTCGCCGCCGGCCTCGCCGGCATGCTTCACAACATCGACATCCCGGTTTGCTCCGAAACCTCCGCGGCTCTGTACACCATGGCTGGGTTCCTGCCGGCTTTCTGGGGTGTCTACCCGGATATGCTTGCAGACCTTGTCAGCGAGGACCTGGGGCCGCGCAGGGGCTGGATAGCTGCCCATCGGGGGATCGTTCCGGGGGGCATATGACACCAGCCGAAAAATGGGAGAGAATAAACAATCCGCAAACCGTGGAGGACTATTCGATCTGCATGAACCGGGAAGAATTGATGCTCATCGAAGCCGGCCGGAAGATTGTTGCGCAATTGGACACTATAGAGGCTGAACGGCAGGAGCTGAAGCGAAGAGTAAAGGCCCTGGCAAAGGATGCGGCCTCCCGGCTCGATGCGTTGGCCCTGGAGGTTTTAGCGAGGAATCGTGTTTGAAACGAAAAAGATATTCATTGTCGCCGCGGCCATAGCCTTCGGATTGATTGCGTTTAAGATCGTTTTGGTCACCATGGGTGGGGAATGAGCCGGATATACATAATCATGGCTCCATTCGTTGCGGTAGCCATCTTGGTTCTTCTTCTCCTGGTTGCCACCATAATCGCCGGCCCCGGAATAATGCAGGAGCTGTCATGGAACCCGCCGGCCAGCAAATAACCGCAGAGACTCTCAGGCCCTACCGGGATTTATGGATCACGGCCATAATCGTAGCGGTTGAGGATCTCACCTACCGGCCCTGTCACAAAGAAAGGCTGCATAGTCCAGAGGTTAGGAACGTGCGCAAATCTGCAAGGAGATGGTTTGCAAATAAACATAACCGTGAACCGTATTCGTTTGAGTGGGTCTGCGACGAGCTTGGATTGGATGCGGACGCCGTTCGATCTAGGATACTGGGAGATGTGAGATGCCTGAACCTGAGAGGGTGAAGATATTTTTCATGGAAGAATGCTTCCAATGCCCGCGGTTCTCCCGGATCCGAAATTTGGAGCTGGATGCCGACGAATTCTGGTGTAATGAGAAAGAGCGTACCATGGAAACCGGCTTTAACATCCCGGACTGGTGTCCGCTGGAGGACGCTCCTAAAAAAGATGGCAGCGGCACTCTGGGTGCCGCCTCGCGCATGGGCGGGTAAATATAAATGCACGAACAGAGGCATAGAAACTGGCGCCAGCCATGTCGGCATAAATCCAGGTGAAGAGCTTTATTCGTGCCACAAGGTAAGGAGGCGGCAGGGAAATGAACGGACAAGGCATGGTGATTGTAAAAGATATTTCCCTGGCGATAGTCCCGAGAAACCCGTGGAAGATTTTCGATCATCCTCGGGTTGATCTCAACATCGAAAGGCTTTCTGATGGCGCGGTAATGGATATGAAAACTGGTATAACCTCGGAAATGATTGAGGGGGAGATTTTTACAAATAAACGTGGAGAGCGGTTTTGCATAGGAATGTCTAAAGATGTTCAAAATGCTATCGGATTGCCGTTTGAATGTTTTAAAAACTTAACTCAACAAAATAACCGAATGCAGCAAGTTATATCAGATTTTGGGACCATGACGGTATGGCAACGGCTACGGTTCTTTTTCACCGGGAAGGCGGAGAGATGATGGTTTGCGGTGAATGCGGCTGGGTAGGGAAAGCAGAAGACCTGGAGCAATACGTTCACTGTCCAGAATGTGGGGAAAGCGAGAACATGCTCGATGGCACGGCTCGGGATGAAGGCCTGCCGTGGCTGTACGGACAAAACAAATACAATTGGAATAGGCCATGATGCTTAAAAAAGAAGATTTCCGTCCAATCCATTGGAAGGTAGCTGATATTATAGCGCAATACAGGCGCACCGTCCTATGGGAGGCGGCTGCGGATCCCCCAAAGCCATACAGTAATCCACCCGACGAGGAGATCCTCGAACTCCTGAACGATGTGCCGAATTTTTATATGCTCGTTTCTCGGATTATGATGCTGATAAAGTGAAACGCAAAGAACTCATATCGCTCACAAAAACCAAGGAACTCTACCGGTATTTTTGGGACCAGGAGCTTGAGCATGAATACCTGAAATATGACCTGTTTCTCTGCTACGAATGTTGGAGACACCACAGCGGGCATCCGATCCCCCACATAGAGTTTGTGGCGGGCGAAAGGGATAGAGCGGATATGAGGCGCGGGGAGGCGCATCGATTCGGGGATTGCGAATTCGACTTCAACGCATCGAGTATGCTGGATTAAAAACTATCAGAGGTGAGAGACATGAAACGCAGAACATTCCTTACAGGCCTCCTGGTTGCACCGGTAGTTGCTTTGCTTGGGAGGCTCATGCCTAAGTCTGCCGTCCAGGAAGATTTGGGTTCTTTGGATAAGGTTTTAAGCCGCCAGATAAATGATGTCAAGCTCTTGATGGCCGAGGACGATGAGTCGCTGCGGGTGTCTCACCATTCTTATGGCCGCTGGCGCATGATGGAAGAGGTGTAATGTCTAACCGCCTATCAAAGCAACAGAAGCTGTTTGCAGACGAATGGCTAAGAACTGCTAAACCGGCTGAGTCCTACAGAACCGCGTATCCACGGTGTAAATCGGAGGGAGCGGCTCACGCATGTGCTAGCCGGCTGCTAAAAAAAGCTAAAGTTCTAGCATATGTGGGTGCTGCGAAGGCCGAAGCTGCTGCAATTGCTCAAAAAGAATTTGCTATGTCGCAGCGCAGAATCCTCCAGGAGGAGTCAAAACTCGTATACTCTGACATTGGCCAACTCTTCCAGGACGGGACCATTATTTCGCCTGACAAGCTGCCCGAGGAGGTTCGGCGGGCGGTGTCTGGGGTGGAGATAATTGAGCGTACCGACAACGACGGGGCCGTGACCAGGACGTACAAGTATCGGTTCTGGGATAAAGGCGCGGCTTTGGCTCGAATGGAAAAATACCTGGGCATGTACGAAAAGGACAACCTGCAGAGGGCATCGGTGTCCGAGATCCTGGAGGGGGTGGAGGAATATAGCCCCGAACTGGCGAAAGCCGTGAAGAAAGCTCTGGAGCGCAAACTTGCAACAGCCGGTTGAGGCATACACCCTGGAGGCTGCGAACGTTCTGGCGGAACAGATATTCGCCCAGTTCAGCCCGCAGGAGTGCCGGCAGGCCCTATCCGGGTCCGGGTACGCTCAGTACCAGCAGGACCCTGTCGGATTTGGTGAGCAGGTCTTGGGGGAATGGTATACTGACGATGTCAAGGCCATGATGGAGTCGGTGCGCGACTTTCCGATCACGATCGCCATCAGCGCCAACGCCACGGGTAAGACGCATGGTGCCGCCCGAGTCGCGGCCTGGTGGTACAAGGCTCATCCTGGCGCCCAGGTGTACACCACCGCGGCCCCGCCCGAGGAGAACCTCAAGCGGCTGCTCTGGGGGGAGATTGGGCATATCCAGGAGCTGCACGAGAGCCTGTTCGCCGGCGACCGCGTCAATGTCTTGCACATCGAGCGTAACGCAAAAGAGTTTATAACTGGTGTGCGGATCCCTGCATCCGGTAGCCCGAAACAGCGGGAGGCTAAGTTTTCAGGCAAACACGCACCATACCTTCTATTCGTTGTCGACGAGGGCGATGCGGTCCCTCCCGAGGTTTATCAGGGCATCGAGGCCTGCATGTCCGGTGGCCATACCCGGCTGTTGATCATGTTTAACCCGCGCCAGCCCTTGGGCCGGGCCTACCAGATGCAGCGCGAGGGGATCGCCAATGTTGTTCACCTGTCCGCATTCAGCCATCCGAACGTGAAAACAGGCAAGGATGTTATCCCGGGGGCCGTGGACCGGGACACAACTGTCCGAAGAATCAACAAATGGTGCCGCCTTGCAAATGCGCAAGAGCAGATTCCGAGCGATGCGTTTGAACTGCCTGAGTTCCTGGTGGGCGCCCAGGCCCGTATGGAATCCGGGGGGTTGTACCCTCCACTGGTGGCCGGCACCTACCTGATCGAGAATCCAGCGTTCGCTTACATGGTCCTGGGCCAGTATCCGGCCGCGGGGACCAACCAGCTCATCCATCGTGAATGGATCGATGCGGCCCGCAGCCGCTACGACCTGTATGTGGCCGCTCACGGCCTTGTGCCTCCCGAGGGGACCTGGGGCAAGCAGGGAGTCGATGTGGCCGAGTTCGGGCAGGATCTAAGCGCTTCCTGCCTGCGCTACGGCGGGTTCGTTCCTCCACTGATCACCTGGGGTGGTGCCGGCGAGGGAATGGACCCGGTTGCGACCGGGGACCGGGCCGCGGATATCTACCATGAAAGCACCAGAATAACTGTGGCCTACGTCGACGCGACGGGTGTGGGGAGCGGAACGGCGCCTCAGATGCGCAGACGAGCCTGTAACGCTCACGGCATCAAGGTGTCTGAGAAATCAAAGCTGGAGAGCGAGGAGGGCCGATGCCGGCTGATCCGGGACCAGCTCTGGTGGTCTGGTCGGGAATGGCTCCGCACAAGCGCCACCGCCATGCTGCCGCCCGACGATTACCTTATAGAGGAGCTGTCAACGCCCACATACGAAATCAAGAACGGCAAGATCATGGTCATGGACAAGGACACCATGAAGGAAACCCTCGGCCGGTCGCCCGATAAAGCGGATGCGTTCAACCTGACCTTCGGCGGGGGGGAAATGTTCGATTCAATCGACCTGGAGGGGACATACGAATGAGCGGAAAAAAAGCAAAGCTGGCTCGGAAGAAAGAGTTGAAGGTGGTCGGGGCTGTAATGATAAAGATCTACGATAACGGTCTGGTCATTCCAGAGGGTTATCCTCCCGACCTGCAGTACGCCCTGGATATTCTGGCCGCGGCCACCAAGGCGATCGCGCTGCGGTTCGCCCGGCACGGTATGTCCGGGGAGCTTGACGACAAGTACCAGATCAAGCAAAGCCCGATCATCAAGCCGCCCGGGATAGTCGGCGTGGGTAGAAACTGATGGAAAAGCCTGTCCGAACAGCGATCGAGGGGAAGCGGACCTTTTTCTATTCCACCCACGATCCGCAAGAGTACGGCACCGAGGTGGCCGTCCGCGGCGGCATCTGCTGGCCGCAACCGGTCCAGTTCACCGGTCCCCCCGACCGTCCAGGGCTTCGCTCTCGTCTGCTGCCTCGAGGTTGAATCTGGCCTTGTCCGGGTTCTCGAACAGCGCGAATTCATCACGATCTCCGATATCATGGAAGAGGGAGCTGTTCGCTGGGAGGGGATGTCAAGCTGGTTCAATCGGATGTGGAGCCGGTATTACTGTTTGAAATGGTACTGGAACCAGCCCAACGAGCAGACCAAGAGCTACCGGCTGGAGATCGTGCGCAACCCGATCATTCAGCCCAAGCCGCGGCTCATTCGTATTAAATGGTCCGACGACGACGATGCCCGCATGCGGATCTGGAGAGCTGTGCAAACAAACAAACTGCGCCAGGAGAGGGGCCAGCCGCTGGCCGAGCAGATCCAGACGATGCAGCCCGGGGACAAAAGGAACCTGCCGGCGGCCCATGCGCTGATGTGCATGCTGGCCGGGATGGAACGGTATCCGTACAGGCGGCATCTGCTGGCCGCAAGAGGAGAAAGATGAAGCGTAGAACCTTTCTAAAAGCTCTCAGTTTGTCTGCAATCACAGCGTTGATTCCCACCACCGTCTTTGCACGGGTGCAATACTGGTGGAGATACCGGCGGTTTGACCCTTCAAAGCAATACGGTAACTTTATGTACATAAGCGATCTTTTCGATCCGCATCCTGCAGACCCGATCGTTAAATTCTTTTTCCAAGAACTGGAGAGGGGAATTCGGAAAATAATTCCACCGGAATATCGTGAGCGAATTCATTATCTGCTTCTGCCGCCACCAGTCTGGGGAGCTTCTCCTGACGATCCTTTGGCGCAGGTTGGAACAATTTCCTGGAAATACTGTGAGCAAAAATCGGTATACGATGATATTTTCCCTGAATTCACCCGGGCAGAGATGATTGCTGGCCAGCAAACCCTCGGGCATACCGGGCATGTAAAGTGGAGATTCCAGCAAACAACCAAAGTGATAGGGGGTTGACGATTATGCGCCGTAGAACCTTTCTCAAATCCCTGGTAGGCGCGGTTGGTGCGGTTATCGGCATCAAGGCCATCCCGGAGGCCAAGCCCGTGGAGCAGGAGTTGTTTAGGGACGCCTGGGCAGAGCCATACAGCGTTTATTCTCCCGGGGGGACAGGTTACCATGAGGTCGTAATCGAAAACCCCGGGCCTCCAATTTTCTCTTTTCAGTTCAACAACATGACCCTGCGTGTTCCTACCAATACTCCGATCGTTCTCCCCGACACGCACATCACAGCCATCGCCCACTCTGACCCGATGGGGAACCCGTACCTGGGAATAGTCACGCTTCGTATGGCTACGATGGAGGATTGGCAAGCGCAATCGTGTTTTATGCGAACCCGGCCTCCACATTTATGCACAGACAGATGGTAACCAAAAGGGAAGGATAAGCCCCCATGAAACTTATTGACATGCAGCGACCAAAGAAGACATTGAAGGGTGTTAAAGGGACTCCCTTGGAAGAAAACGACCGATACCCGTATGGACTCAGGATCCGGTTCGATGAGAAGGACCTTGCCAAGGTTAAGGAGCTGCAGGGCGTGGATGCCGGGGACCAGGTGACGTTGCAATGCAGCGGGATGGTGATCGAGGTAAGTGTTACCAATCGCGAGAGCGAAAACAAGAGGCAGAGCGTCGAGATCCAGATCCATAAGATCGGGGTCATCAACAAGTCAGACGACAAAACTGCGTTTAAGAACGCCTAATTCAAAAGGAAGGAGTCAATCATGGAACCGCAAATTCGATCGAGATTCGAGGCCCTGGAGCGCGAGGTTAAGAAGACGGACGCCTGGGGGAAAAATTTGGTACATGACTTCGCGGCCTTGCAAAAAAAGGTCACCGCATTGACAAAGCGGGTCACGGTATTGGAGAAATCCAAGAAAAAGGGTTGATCTCATGGAAAACAGCGGACTCGCAAAATACCTGCTCGACGAGATGCAAAAGCACTGGGAAGAGGACCGGCGTCCCTTAGAGGAGAAATGGAAACGCAACGAGGACGCCTACGCTTGCATCAACGAGGGCATTTGGGCTGACGGCTGGAAGACCGACGAGGGGGTTGATTGGCGGTCCAAGACCTTTCATCCGCTCACAAAAATGAAGGTCATGGCCGCTTATTCCATGATTCTCGACATGGTTACGCAGGGAAACAACCTACCGGTGGCCATGCTACTGGCCCCTTGGGACGAGATCGCTCTCGAAGACCTGCCCGAAGAAAAGCGGACCATGGTCGAGCAGGACCTCGAGGACGCTACCGACCTGATCAGGCAACAGTTCCGGGAATGTTCAGCCATCATCGAGTACGGACGCTGTGTGCTGTCCGGTGCGGTTCTGGGCGAGTCGTATGCCGATTGGTTCATCAAGGATGTTGAGAGATCCGGTTACCGGGAGGTCAACCTGGCGCCACCGGGCCTTGAGGATCCAGAAGGTCAGTTCAAGCGCTGGGAGCCGTACAGGCAGATGTACTCATCGCCCGGCTGGTATTATGTGTCCCCGCGCAACGTGTTTCGGGACATGGAATCAGACGACATGCAAGAGATCTCCGGGTATTCCATCCAGGAATTCTACTCTCCATACGACCTACGGTTAAAGCTCGACCAGGAAGATTCTTTCTGGGTGGACGAGGGCATCAAGGCGGCTCTCGCAGACGCTCCCCGCAAAGGGGACTCAACAATCAAACCCGACACATCCTCTCTTCCCACCGGCCTGCGCAAGATCAAACATCGAAAGAAAAACATCCGGGTGCTGAAATTCTACTGCCGGGTCCCGCGGGCCATGGTCGAGGAATACGAGAAGGATTCCCAGTCCACCCAGGTGCTGGGCGACATTGATTACGATTCCGGCGACGAGGTCGAAATCATGGCTTACGTTGCCGGCGACCACATCATTCGGTACTCCAGAATAGAAAAGGAAGACCGCACCCTGACCCGCCAGGTGTTCGAGGAAAAGCTTGACGATCCTGGTAAGGGGATTGGCGTGGCCGACAACCTGCAGGACATCCAGCTCGTTCTGAACGGCGCCATCAGGGCGTTTGAGGACAACAAACGGCTGGCCTCCGATGTCATGGCCGTCATCAAAGAGGAAATGGTGGCGGATTGGGATAAGACCGTGGCTCCCGGCAAGTTCATCCCGGTTGCCGACGATGTGGATGACGTTCGAAAAGCCTGGCAGCAGCTCATCGTCCAGGACGTAGGCGAGAGCCTGGTGTCCGTAATCACCATCTTCGAAAGATATGGCGACGAGGGATCCAATGTTCCACGGATCATGCAGGGAGATGTCGCGGAAAAGCGAAAGCCCGACACTTTGGGTGAGCTGCAGCTCCTGATGGCCGCGGCCGGCAAATACCTTGGGACCGTCGTCGGCAATTACGACCGGATGCTGCTTGAACCCATGGCCAGGCGGAATTTCGAATGGAACATGGAAGACCCGGCCATCAACAAGGGCAAGGGCAATTTCGTTGCCCGGGCCAGAGGGTTCGCCGCTTTCCAGGACAGGGTCGT